CTGTTGGCAGCCTTGGGGCGAGCGACCTTGAAGTTGGCAAGAGCCGCCGAGATCGCCTTGATGTAGTCCACGTCCTCCGGCTTCACCTTGCCCTCCTCGGCATCCTTGCCCAGACGCTTGCCCATGTTGAGGATGAGAGCGAGAGCCTTCTCGGCGTCGATAGGAGCCCGCTCCTTGTTGTCCTCGGCGAGACGGAAGAACGGATTGGCCTTGAAAGCCTCCACGTCCCACTCCTTACGCATCTTGGTGCCGACCTTGTGGACGTCGCCAGCGAACTTCTCGTCGTTCTTCACCGCGATGGGAGTGTAACGCGAGAAGGCGAGGATGAGCATCTCACGACGCATGGACGCGGGAAGCGCCATGACAAGCTCCTGAGCGAGCGAGCCATCACGGTTCCCTTGCTCCTCCTGAGTCTTGATGTAGTCCACGATCATGACGGCGGTGTCATGAATGTAGAGATTGGCCTTGTCGATGGACGTGGTGATGACGCCAAAGCGAGTCCGCATCTTGTCCGCGAAAGACTTGCGAGCCATAGTCATTTCCTTTCAGTATATGCTTGTTACTCTAGCCGCATCATTGCTTCTAGACATTGCCCCTCGCTCGTCCCTTGATTAGCCAAGAGACTTCAAAAGAGAGCGAACGTTGTTAAGACGCAAGAGATAGGCGGCTTGTGTGGTTGCCGTTGTGGCGGCTTCCGCTTGTGTTGCAATGTCGCGCAACAGTCCACGAACCCTAGGGCAAGCGAACGGTTGACGGCGAAGGGGAATGTCAACGTGGCGTTGATAGGAGGCACGAGGATTCATAGCGCGGCTCCAATGGCAACGGGACGATAGACGTCCGGGCAGCGATCTTGCATCAAACCCGTGTGCGGATTCATCGCAAGGTGCGGCTGAGAGAGGAAGTAACGGCGATATTCACCGTTGCGCTTCATGATGCGGATTTGGGGAGAGTTTGCCATGTTTGTTACTCGCGTGGCGGAGCGAGGGGCAATGTCTAGAGCCTCCATGTAGGGAGCGACAAAGAGTGTGGCGACAAGGTGCGTCAACCGGGCTAAGTCAGCATCCCCTAGAAGGCTCTAGAGTGTCACGGCACAAGCGATAGAGCGACAAAACCCTATGCTTGCTCAACCGTGACTAGGTGACTGACACGTGAGACTCGAAAGTCCTGACTGGCGCTTATCCCCCCTTAGGAGTTTGGGCGCGTCACCCTAATAGCCGTTCCGTACGATCCACAAGCCCCACAACGGGACGGACGACGTGCTAGGTCAATCCGTTGGAAAGTCACACTCACCCCGAAGCCGCTTGGCTATCCGTGGTCTTTCTCCGCGTCGTTCTTAGGTATCGCAACCTTAGACGATGTGAGTGTGCCGGTCTGTCTCCGCCCAGATAGCTAGGTCGCTTGTAGAACAGTCAGTCATAACCCCGAAGGATCAAGTCCGATAGCCCGTCAACCGTGACGCTATGGCGGCTTCACTAAGGGGCGGACCCCTACTAGCGCCTTGCGGTGCCAGCGATGAATGAACGTCTAGGGGAACGTGTGGTTCCGTGTCAACGCCCATTTATTTGTTGGTCCCGTCGGGGTCATCGGCTGGAAGCCTCGCCGTCTTGGATCATGGGGTAAAAGCGCACCAGCGCCGGATGCGTTCCCTGTTATTATCTTGCGTTGTTCATACCCATATTGTTATTATGTTGCGCCTCTAGTGCCATACACTATGCATTTGTTGCCTATTGACATTGGTGTAGACACATTGTTGCGTGACAAGGGCTGATGTTATCATTATATTACACAATGGAGGGCATCTTTGTTAGATTATTGCGTCTCTCTCCGTAGGGGGCGGGCGTTCCTGAAATGTTCCCGGAGTGCGGTCGAGGGGTAGGGGGGGGGTGAACCCGCGCGTGTGTATATGGCGTAACCCGCCCACCTCTTCTACGAAATAAAAAATTCAGGCCCCATTTCCATAATCCCTCCGTAAATCGTTTCTCAGCCCCATTTCCCTATGAGTGGTATCATCTATCATAAAAATAACTAAAACCCCTGTACGGTGCCTCTACGGACGTTTATGGGGTTGACTAAGGGCTCGCACGGCTCGCCCCCTTGGTGAATACCCATGAGACACAAAAAAAGGGCCGCCCGTGAGGACAGCCCTAATGGATTTATCTGTAATGTATAATTATTAATAGATAATAACTAAGATATATAATTAATAACTCAATACCTGTAGATGGTTTGCCCCCAAACCCCCACTCTACTATGGAAGCCAACCGAAGGGCCTAACCCTCTACCTATTATTATACCAGAATCGCCTCCTAATGTCAACAAAATTCGTACATATCCCCTAAAATTTATACAAAATTAACTTATTTCCTCTCTCATGTACGATTTCTCTTGACATTGCACCTAAAAAATGGTATAATGGGTGTAGAAGGGTAGGGACCTACAACATTGGCACATCAGCACTTAGTAAACTACAAGCCCCCCGGTCGAGGAAAGGGCTCTAAACTGACACAACGTCAAAGCTCGTTCGTAGATCACTACATGGTTTGCGGTGTGGCCAAGGATGCTGTGCTCAAGGCAGGTTACAAGACCAAGAACCCGATTCGTATGGGAACTGAGTGTCTCAACCACCCCCTCATCAAGGCGGAGATCGAACGGAGGCGTGAGATTCTAAACGAGAAGTCCATTCTCTCCGTTGAGTACCTTGTTCAGAAGCTCATCTCAATCATCGAGAAAGAGCACGAGGAAAACCCGAACGCCGCCCTTCGAGGAATCGAGCTGGCAGGCAAACACCTTGGCATGTACAAGGAGCGTCAAGAGATTTCTGGTCCTGACGGTAACGCTATCGAGGTAAGGGAACAGAAGATTGCAGAAGACGTTGCAGACTTCAAAAGCCGACTGGCTGGCATCGCTACCAGACGAGGAGCGGGAGGCCTTTCTCTCGTCCCTGACACCGGAAGCGATAGCGAATCTTAACTATGATTGGGATTTCTGGGGTCGCCCTGATCAGCAAGAGCCTGATGGGGGCTGGAACAATTGGCTTATTCTCTCGGGCCGTGGATGGGGGAAGTCCCGCACGGGTTCAGAGACAATCCGCAAGTGGGCATGTGGTCCAACGCCGCTCGCTAAAGGCCAGTACAAAAGAATTGCTCTTGTCGCGGAAACGGCGGCAGACGCTAGGGACGTTATGGTTGAAGGAGATTCCGGCATTCTACGGTGCCATCCTCCTGAATTCCGTCCCACCTATGAAAAGACTAACCGCCGACTGACTTGGCCTAACGGTGCTGTAGCTTATCTCTATAATGCTACCGAGCCCGACCAGCTTCGCGGTCCTCAGCACGATGCTGGATGGGTCGATGAGCTTGCCAAGTTTCGGTACATGCAAGAGACGTGGGATCAGCTGCAATTTGGTATGCGTCTTGGTCTTCATCCGAAGATCATCGTTACCACCACCCCTCGTCCTCTTCCTCTCATTAAACATCTAGTCAACGACGAACTAACGGTAGTCACGCACGGCTCGACGTTCGATAACGCCTCCAACCTAGCATCGTCCACTCTTCGTAATCTTCAAGAGCGGTACGGTAAGACGAGGCTTGGACGGCAAGAGCTTGAAGGGGAAATCCTCGGTGACATTCCGGGTGCGCTATGGCGTCGAGAAGATATCGACGAGACACGAGTTCATGAAGCCCCTGTTGATATGGAACGAGTCATCGTTGCAGTCGATCCCGCAGCTTCGGCTAACGAAGGAAGCGATGAGAACGGTATTGTTGTTGTCGGACTCGCACGAAACAAAGACGGATACGCAGAAGGATACGTTCTAGAGGACGCATCCACCAAGGGTACTCCTGAGGAGTGGGCCAAGGTTGCTGCCCGTATGTATCGTAAGTGGACGGCAGACAAGATTGTAGCGGAGAAGAACAATGGCGGGCTTATGGTTGAGTCAGTTATCAAGGCTGTCGACCGGTCACTTCCCGTCAAGCTTGTCCACGCATCCCGAGGAAAGATTGTTCGTGCCGAGCCTATTTCGGCGCTCTATGAGCAACACCGTGTACATCACGTCGGACGATTCGACACACTCGAAGACCAGATGTGCCTCTTCTCCGTTGACAATATCCGTAACGAATCCACAGGATCGCCTGACCGGGTTGACGCTCTAGTCTGGGGCCTGACGGAAATCTTCGAGAAGATGACTGGTCGTAGGCGAACGCCTGAGGCTGAGAAGGTTGTCAAGATGGTGGACTCTTGGGACCCGTACGGACACAACTCAACTAATTACAGCGCAGGTAACAGCACCTCGTGGATGGCAGGATAACGAATGGCGAATGACGTAAAGAAGGATGGTACTCCTATTGATGTCATTCACATCGATGGTGTCGTATCGAAAACCTACAAGCCCGAGGGGTTCGACTCGCAAGAGGAGTTCCTCACGGATATGAGGAAGAACTATGAGCTTGACGTTGAGTATGATCGAGTCAACCGAGAACAAGCACTCGACGACAAGAAGTTCTCAGCTGGTGAGCAATGGGACCCTGTGGTTCTTGAGCAACGTAAAGGGCTTCCTTCTCTTACCATTAACTCTATTCCTCAGTTTACTGCACAGCTTGTGGGTGACTGGCGAGAGAGCCGGAAAGCGATCAAGGTTCTCCCGTCTAATGACGAAGATACGGCAGTGGCCTCTATCCGAGGAGACCTCATTCGATCCATTGAGGCTCAGTCCCGAGCCGACCGAGTGTACGACTCCTCGTTCGAGTCCCTTGTCCAGTGCGGTGACGGTGCCTTCCGTATCGCCGTTGAGTATGCCCGAGACGACATCTTCGACCAAGATGTGTTCATCCGACCTATCGAAGATTCCCTCGCCGTGGTGTGGGATCGCTATTCGGTTGACCCTACCGGACGGGATGCAAAGCGAGTATTTGTTGACGACCGAATCCCTAAGGACGAGTTTAAGCGGAAGTGGAAAGACGCCAGCCCATCTGAAATGAGCGATGGCTCTCTGAGTGACATGCGTGTCAACGGCTGGATGGACGACGACTCCTATCGTATTACGGAGTATTGGCGTCTTGTCGAGCGTCAGCGGCTGATGGGTCTCTTTCAGAACGGTCGAGTCTATGAACTGGACGACGCCAACCTTGAGGAGCTAGTCGATGCTAACGGACCGCCGGTCAAGACGCGAGTTGCTTGGGTCTCCTACGCACAGATGCACCTCGTCACCGGATTCGCTGTTCTGGCTGGGCCTTACGAGTACCGTCTTAATCGCCTCCCTATCGTACGTATGTCAGGTCGTGTTACCAACGTAGGCGGACGCCGTATTCGTTACGGTCTTGTTCGTTTCATGAAGGACCCGGTTCGACTTAAGAACTTCTGGCGTTCGGTTGCTGCCGAGCAGCTAGGCTACGCTCCTAAGGCACAGTGGATTGCACCGGAGAGCGCAGTCGAGGGACGTGAGGATAAGTTCCGTAAGGCCCACCTCAGTCGCGACCCGCTTCTCGTCTACAACGACGGAGCAGAAGCACCTCCCCAGCGTGTTGATCCTCCTGCACCGCAAGCTGCCCTACTAAACGAAGCAAACGTTAACGCTCAGGACATGAAAGATGTCACGGGCATTCACGATGCTTCTCTTGGTATTCGTTCCAACGAAACCTCGGGCAGGGCCATTCAGGCTAGGCAGCGTGAGGGCGATGTCGCCTCTCTTACGTTCTTCGATAACGGTAACGCTGCTGTCCTTGAGGCAGGTGACGTAATCAATCAGCTCATCCCTCAGATTTACGATGGTACTCGTATCGTTCGTATTGTCGGAGAGGACGAAGCAATCAAGTTTCAGTCGATCAACGATCCCTACAATCCTGAGTCTATTGATCTCTCGGTTGGGATGTTCGACGTAGCACTTTCCACCGGAACCTCCTACACCACTCGTCGCGTTGAGGCAGCTCAGGCGATGATGGAGGCTATTCAGGTGTGGCCGCAGCTTATGGGCATCGCGGGTGATCTTGTTGCTAAGGCACAGGATTGGCCGGGAGCTGAGAAGCTGTCCGAGCGCCTTAAGAAAACTATTCCGCCTCAGTTCCTTGAAGAAGGAGAAGAGGGCGGTGGCCTTGGCATTACTCCAGAGCAGCTACAAGAGATGCAACAGCGTCTCCAGCAGCTTGAGATGGAGAGCCAAGAGGCCAAAATGGATCGCTCTCTTGAGGAGCGTAAGCTGGAGATTGACGATTACAACGCCAAGACCCAGCGTATTCGTGCCCTGTCTGACCACGAGGTTGACGCCAACCAGATGGAGATGGAGGGCATTAAACTAATTCTTGATGGACATAAGACTCTCGACGAACATGATATGAAGCGAGAGGAAATTGAAGTCAAGTCAAAGGCGGCGGCTCAGAAGCCTAAGCCCACTAACCCGACCCCGAGTGCCTGAGACTTCGCACTTGGATTCTGTCGCAACCAGAAGTCCAGCCGGTAAAGGACCGTTATCCTAAACATGAGTGACATTGAAAACACCGACACTAGCAACAACGTAGACATCGACGATCTCGACGCTCTTTCGTCTTCCCTCTTTGGCCAAAAGGTTGAGGACAGCAAGCCAGCAGAACCGGCCAGTTCTGAGGAGCCTGTAAAGGAAGAGGCAGAAGAGACCAGCGGCGACGATACGAACACAGAGAGTGACGGTGACGACACTCAAGAGGAAGAGACCGAGGGCGATGAGTCCGAGGAGGATTCCGAAGATGAAGAGGAGGATGCAACTGAGGAGCCTGCACCTAAGCCCAAGCGGAATAGGTATCAGGAGCGCATCACCGAGCTTGTTACTGCTAGGCGCGAAGCTGAAAGGCGACTCGCGGCTCTAGAGGAGCAGCTAAACAATCCTCAGAATAAGGAACAGGCGAAGACTGAGGCCCCGACTAAGGCGGCTGAACTTCGTGCTCCCGATCCCACTGAGAAGAACGAGGACGGTACTGAGAAGTATCCTCTTGGAGAGTTTGACCCCGGATACATTCGTGACCTTACCCGTCACACGTTCGAGGAAATGACTCGTGAGTCCCAGACCAAGGAAGCCCAGACTCGGGAGGCCCGTGAGGCCGAAGAGAAGGCTAACCAGTTGCAGACTGAGTGGAACACACGACTCGCCCCCGCACAGGAGCGTTACCCTGACTATCAGGAACAGATTGCTACACTTGAGCCGCTGTTCACTGGAGTAGATGAGTCGTATGGGGAGTATCTTGCTCAGACGTTGATGGCTATGGATCATGGTCCCGACGTTCTTTACTATCTTGCTCAGAACATCGACGAAGCACAGTCGATCTTTGCTCTTGGAGCCCAGCGGGCCACCCTTAAGCTTGGTCGTATTGACGCTACGTTTGAGACCTCTGAACAGGAGCAACCTCAACCCAAGGTCAAACGTGTGACTAAGGCACCGACTCCTCCGGCCCATCAGAACAAAGGTTCTGCGGGTGCTCGGCCAGCGGTTCCACCGGACACGGATGATCTAGATGCGTTCGCTGCTACATTTTTTAAGCGACCGTAATTCATCACTTAAGGATGCCTAAATGGCTGTGACTGTTGATCAGGCGAAGCTCGTACTTAATTCCTTCGCTGCTATTTTCCAGAATAACCTCATCTCGAAGGAGCTCGTCACTTGGCGTAAGTTCGATACGGAGATGAACGACCGTAATGCACTGACCGTTGTGGAGCAGGTTGGTCCTCGCTTCAACACGACCCGTACGACCGAAGGTGTGGCTGACCTCACTGGCGGCGTGCAGGATATGGTCTTCGGTTCGGAGCAGTACAAGCTCCGTGATACCTTCGGCTCCAGCATGGGCTACGGTGACTTCGTTAAGATTCGTGATCTTGGCGATGCTCGTAACTCGGAGGCGCTCAAGAATGCTGCCCTGAATATGGCCGAGAAGATCGACGCCTACATTCTTGGTTATTGCACTCTCGCCTCGAACAACTGGACCGGTACTGCCGGTAACTCGGTTGCAGGGTTCAACGACTTTGCTTCGGGCTACACTCGCCTCAAGGAAGAGGGCGTCGAGGACGTTGATGTCCGCGCTGTCCTGACCTACGGTGACTGGCAGGCTCTCGGCTCGGCGCTGACCCAGAACAACGCTTCGCTGCCGGACCTCGGTAAGGATGCGTACCGTTCGGGCTTCTCGGGTAACGTCGCTGGTATTCCCACGATGTTCACTCAGCAGCTTCCGACGCTGACCTCGGGTACTCGTACCAACGCTACGGTGAACGGTGCGAACCAGAACGTCAACTACAAGGCGGTTGCTATCTCCCCGGCTCCGGGCCAGTACCTGACTCAGACCCTCTCGGTCAACGGTCTCGGTGCTAACGGCACGATCAAGGATGGTGAGACCTTTACCATCGCTGGCGTGTTCGCGTACGACAACCGTCTGGGTGCTTCGATTGCCCGTCTCCAGGAGTTCCGAGTGATCGGTGACTACACTGCTGACGGCACTGGTGCTGTTCCTGCCATGCGTATCTTCCCGGCGATCATCGTCCCGGCGGCTGGTCAGACTGGTGACAACGCGGTCAACACCGCGAATGCGACCGTGACGGCTGCTCCGGCTGCCGCTGCTGCCATCAACTGGAAGATTGCGCCGAACACCTCGGTGAAGCCGCGTCTTCTCATGAACAAGCAGGCGGTCATCGTCAACACGGCGGACCTCATCACTCCGGCTACGGGTACGGCCCAGCGCAAGTCGCTGACGCAGCTCCCTCTGTCGGTGCGTATGTGGACTGACTCGGTGTTCGCTACCGGTGAGCATCGTGTTCGCTTCGACGTGGCCCTTACGGCTAACGTTGTGGACCGTCGTCGCATCACCCGCATCAACGGCTCGTAATAGAGCATGAGGCCGGGGAGGCTCTAGTGGTCTCCCCGGTTTTCTTTTATTAGGAGAAACGAATGATGTCTGGATATGTACAAGAGCGTTACAATCCGCAGGTCGTAGGTGTTAACGCTACGGTCGGAGTCACGGGCGCATCGCTCGGGGGCTTCCTGTGCAAGACGGCAGGAACGGTTACGTTCACCAAGGCTAACGGCTCTGTCGTAATCGATGCTATTCCGGTGGCTGCCGGTATCTACCTTCCGATGCCTTTCCACACTGGTGGGCACGGTGGAACTTTCACTACGGCTGGTGGAGCCTCGGGGACTCTGGGAGTAGGCTAAATGATTGGTACGTACTACGGACAACCTGAACAGGTTATCTCTCCCGCAGAGCTCGCTGCTCTCAAGGATAAAGTAGCACAGATACCAACTCCCGCAACGACTACTCCTAAGTCAGAAATGACTGGAGGGTCGGTGGGGGCAACCTCTGGTCAGTTTGCTTTGGCAGACCACCAGCACCCCCGCCTTACTTCTACTACGTACGCTACTCTAGGCACGGATGGTACGGCAACGGTAACGTTTACTCGTACGTTTGTTAACAAGCCCGGAGTGGTTCTCACTGAGGTAGACGCTGCTGGACAGCAACCCCTTAGCTGCGTCGTTACCACGTTCACTCAATCGAACGGACTATACACCGGTTGCACTATTAAAGGTTTCAGGGGGCAAGCCCTTCCTGCTGTGATTGCTCTATTGGGCGCTCTTACTAACTTCTCGGTCTTTGCTGGCCCAGCCTCAGGAGCAGTTGTCTCCGTTATCGCTGTTGCCCGCTCAGACGTACCTGCTACCTAAAGGACACAAATGGCTACTCTCGTCTCTGATATTATTCGTGACTCGTACCGTGAGAGTAACCTCATCGCTATCGGTACGGAACCCTCGGGTGCCCAAGTTATCGAGGCTATGCGGTTTATCAATCGTATGGTCCCCTCGGTGCTTGGGTTCGAGGCAGGTGAGCCACTGGCCACCATCTATTCCAAGAACCTCACTGAGTACGACGACCTGAGGAACATCCGACTGTCTTTGTCCAGTGCTCGGGATGAGATCACTCTCCCTGACGCCTACGAAGATGGACTACGATTCGCTGTCTCCGACCCTCTCGGTGTACTAAAGACGGACAAGCTGACGATCAAGAGCGGAAGCGCACAGATCAACGGTAAAGCTGAGATCGAGATCGACGAGCCTATCGAGCTGTTCTACCGGGCTGACCTCGGTGACTGGCGTGTAGTCTCTCCTCTTAGTGAGATCGACCCTTGGCCGTTTCCAATTGAGTTCGATGACATGTTCATCATCATGATGGCGTATCGTCTGAACCCTCGGTACAATATCGGCTCCGCCCAGGAAAGCCTCTCAATGTACCGCCGTAGCCTGTCTCAGTTCCGTGCTCGTTACAATCAGAGCCGGGAGATTCGAACCGAGATTCCCGTCTGTAGCCTCGACTCAGGTGAGAACTATGCAGCGGACTTCAACAGCGGGAGGGCTAAGCGTTGGTAACAATCCCTCTTGGAAACATCGATTGGCAGTCCCCTGACCAGAACATCCCTGAGCTCAAGCTGCACAATATGTACCTTGCCGAGAACCCAGCGTCTCCTGATGGCCTGTCTCGTGTGTCTCGTCCTACTCTTAACTTTGAGGTAATTGTAGGGACCGGCCCGATCTACGGCATCTGGCAGCAAGACGGTTGCTTTGCCGGCGACTGGTTGGTTGTCTCTGGTACGACTCTTTACCGTGTCAACCGAGTAACAAAAGTAGTCACGACTATCGGTGAAGTAGGTACGGTTGGTTACTGTCAGTTCGCTGGTACTTCTGACCGTGCTATCATTGTTCGTAACGGAATAGCTTACTCCACGGACGGAGTGGCGCTAACTTCTATTGAGTTCCCTGATGACATTCCGGGAGCCCCTGCTGTCCCTCTCATTCAGAGTGTGGCGGTTATCAACAGTTACTTCATCGTGACAATCAAAGGGACTCAGCGGTTCTACTGGATCGCTCCCGGTGAGGTCAACCCTGACCCTCTTAACTTCGCCTCGGCTGAGCGTCTACCTGATAACATCGAAGCAGTCGCTATTGTTTCTGATGAGATCTGGTTTATCGGCAGTCAAGGCCCTGAGGTGTGGGCACCTACGACCGACGTTGATCTACCCTTTCAGCGCATCAATGGGCGTGTCTATTCAGACGGCACCATCAGCCGTGACAGCGTAGTCAATGCTGTATCCGGTAGTCAGCCTTGTCTTATTTGGTGTACGCCTGAGGGCTCTGTGGTCATGGCTCAAGGCGGTGTAAGACGCATCGCTAACGAGTCTGTTGAGGAGGCGCTCAAGGGTGCCATCAACCCACGGGCTTGGGTGTTCCGCACCAACCGCCACGACTTCTATGTCTTGACGACGAACAAGTTTACGTACGTCTATGACATCACCCGTGGTGAATGGAGCCGATGGGATACTTACGAACAGGACGTTTGGTATGCACATCTCGGGCTTCAAGATAGGGGCGTCCCCTACGCTGGCTCTTCTGTTGATGGGAAAATCTACAGGCTGGTGGAAGGGACGGACGACGATGGCCTCTCCGTGGTACGTGAGGTATCAGGCTTGGTTGTTAATCCCGGTAAACCTTTACAGTGCAGTTCTGTGCTTGCTGTGGTTAATTCGGGCTGGTCCGCTAGTTATGACTACGAGCCTAGACTGGAGCTTCGCTGGTCTGATGACTTTGGCGCTACTTGGTCTGAGTATGTCTATCTGGGTCTTGGCGTCAAGGGTCAATACTGGAAGAGCGCAATCTTTCGTTCGCTCGGCCTCATACCCCAAGGCTCGCGTATCTTTGAGTTTCGATTCGCCGAGAAAGCAAGATTCCGCATCGACTACGCTAACATGAACGAGGTGTAACTGAATGGCTGAGACTGTTAAACTGCGGCTTGCTAGGCTTCCTGTAGGGTGGCAGTCTCAGCCGGACCTTATTGCTCGTTACTGGGACGACGCCATGACCGCCATCGAGAAGTCGATCGGCAACATCGTCGACACCATTGCGGCAAGGGAGGCAGCCGAGGAAGCTAAGAAAGCTACACAAGACTTGAAGCAAGAGTCCAGTATCGCTCTCAGCTATCTCGATGCTTATACTCCTCCGATCATGACAGCGACCCCTGCTGGCGTAGTCACGATTAAGAATCACCAACGAGTGTACGGCAACGATGACATCAACCCACGAGTAACCGTCTACGGCGCTACTATCAACACGGGGGCGGCTCCGGGAAAAACTGTTCGTTTCTATTACGACGATCCCGAGAGAAATGGACTTGATGTCAACTATCAGTTTACCGTTGACCCCGCCCCGCCTGTTGCTCAGAGTGGGTCTATTCACTCCGTTGGTGTCGTAACTATTCCAGACTCAGGAACCGCACAAGGCTCTGGTGTTCGCCCGCCCGGTTACGTCGAACAACGCTTTCAAGAACAATAAAAGGTACTCCGCACAATGGCTGCTCAGACTTACTACTCTCCGTTCATCCCTGCTTTCAGCTCTAGCGGTGCACCTGTACCGGGAGCCAAGCTGTACTTCTATTACACTGGTACTACGGTGCTTGCTCCAATCTTCTCTGAGTCTTCGTTGAATGATCCTCTGCCTAACCCGGTAGTAGCTGATCTGGCGGGTCGATTCCCTGACATCTACCTCGACAGCCTTGTTGTGTACCGTGTCAAGCAGACCGACCAGAAGGATGTAACCCTCGGCTCTGACATCGATCCGTACATTCCGGGTCAGTCCTTGAAGGGTGAGGCAGGTGAAGACGCTACGCTTCCGCAGCGGTACGACGGTATTGGTGTAAGCAATCAGACCCGCATTCCTGCTACGGGAAAGATGACCGACAACGACGGAGCTGAGTTTGACACCAACCTTAACTCCATCTCGCTGTTTCTTAATGGCTCACTGATCCACGGCTCTGAGTTCACCTACAACGAAGCGGGTAAGTTCATTACTCTTCTTAACGGTACTAAGCTCGATGCAGGTACTGAGATCACTGTCGTAGGCGTGTTCTACCACGGAGGTACATCAAGTGGGGGCCTATCGGGCGGCACCTCGGATGGTGTCCCTCTTCACAGCTATCCCGGTACTACTCCTTCGGAAGACCCGAGCCGGTGTGATCACAGCAACGTTCAGCTTAAGAACGCTTTGCTTGACATTACCAATCCTGTCAGCAAGAACTTCGGTAAGTGGGTTGACATCTATCCCCTCATGGGTGCAGGTGAGGTCCACGCCAATGAGGTCAACGGTGCGATTAATCCGACGACTGGTCTTCCGGTTCCCGCTAAGTTTCTTGCTCGAAAGGGCGATACGCTTCTCGATTGCTGGAGCCAGAACGGTGAGGTCCCGAAGACTTTCCCTGCCGATCCTATCTTCAACGTAGATAAGCTGCCGGGTAATCTTCTGTCCGGTTCTCGTATTCGTCTTCTGCCGGGTGCGCGAGTTCGTCGTCCTGACCGTGATGCGGTCAACCAGTCGAGTCGTCCTCTGATCCTCTGCTGTGATCCCAATCCTACGCCTGAGACTACGGTTGACGGTACGGACACGCAGCAAGATGTCTATCTCGGTATCGAGATCATCTGCGTCGGTGACTCAGGTTTCATTGGTGAGAACCATCGCTTCGGTTACGTTGATCACGTCAACCACATCTCGTTGAACGGCGCTAGTGACTTCTACATCGACACCAAGCACTACGGGTGTATGTCGGATGCGGTCTATCTGGGTGCGGGCAACCGTGGTGGTAACGTCTATAACCGATTGAACCAGCGTGGTCGTGTTCGTGTGTGGGCTGATGGCCTTGACAAGAACAACCGCAATGCTCTCTCGATTGTCTCGGGCAACCACATCGACTTCTTCGTTTACGCTAAGAACTTCTCGAAGCCCGGTGGTGCAGCGCCTGCGGACGGGTTCAACATCAACTCTGGCGTGGGTGCTCCCGGTCCGGTTGACATTGAGCCTAACGTTTCGTTCACGACTAACCCTCGTGTGCACGACATCACTGGTACTTGCATCTGTGAGAACAGCGGTGGTGGTGGTATCGCCATTCTCCTTGGCGCTAATGATCCCGTTCCTCATCCTGTTCGTGGCTTCCGTCTGACGTGCCACGCCACTAACGTCGATCATGGTGCGTTCGTTACGTTCGGTGCTAGTAACCAGAAGATTGGCTATGATGCTATTCTGACTGGCTCGGCTACCGATTGTTATCGTCCGTTCGAGATCAACTCGGGGCAGGGGTTCACTCTCCGTGACTTCCTTGCCAACGGCTCGATTGCTTCGGCGTATATTGGTTACATCAATCAGCGACCCTCTGATTTTAATCTTGAGAATGTTGATATGATTGATTGTGGTAAGAACGATACCGCAGCCATTCAGGTTCGTGGCTGGGACACCGGATACGTAAAGGGTTTGACCTTCAAGGGTACGGCCCCTTACGCGCTTCACCTTCTGAATGGCCTTAAGATCGAAGGTCTCTCTATTGAGGCTCCTCGTGTCTTTGGCCATACGTTCGGTTTCTACAACGATCCGTCGGACGGTGGAGCTATCATTGACTTCGGGTCTATTAAGGAGACTAATCCTTTTGCGACTCGTACGGCGTCCAATTACAACTGGGCTCCGGCTGGTTCACAGGTGTCTGTAGTACCAAACAACGGAACCTACCGAAACAATCAAATCGTCTACGGCTCCGACTGGCTCGAACCCGGAAGCCCCTTCTGTTGGCGAGCCTTCAAAACCAACACCTCAGGTTCCCCGTTCTTCGTGGTCCACGAGCTTATGGGTGGGGCTGAGCCTGATCCTACTGTTAGTAATCTTCCTACTTTTACCCTCACTAATATGAGGCTTAACAATAACGGTAGGTTTACTGCTACGGCCGCCAGTGCTAAGGCGGTCTCAGGGTCCTACACTATCTTTGATATGAGGATGAGGGGGCTCTATTCAGGCACAGGCTCTGCGTATTTCGGGGTTGCTAAGACTTCAACTGTCACAGGTCCTCAGGACTTTTGGGCGGCTTGGTGGCTTGGCAACGATGCAGGACCTGATGTTCCTCGCAGGGCAACTCCGATTTATAACGGTAACGCCTTCTCAAACAACACAGTTCCGGTAAACCATGAAACAGTCTTTCGAGTAAGAGGCGACTTTAATGATCCCTTCTCTCAGATTGTCTGGGAGTACTCGTTGGACAAAGGGACCACATGGTTCTCCATGAACCTTACTGGTGTTAATGCCGGTTCGGAGCTCCGTTATCCTGCAATAATGTTTGGTTCGGCTTCTGAGACCGGCCAGCTCTTAAAGGTGCTATAAACTATGGCCTTCTCTACTATCAAATATGCGCTAGCTCAGCCCTCTATTCTTGCTCTGGCTACTGCCCTGTTGGAAGGGGTGAGCGGCACGGTTACGGTAGTAGCAGAAGGCCAGCCCGCTTCTCTTCGAATCAACATCAGCACTACTCCTCCTACCCTCATCCTCTCGCTTCCTGCGGGGGTTGGGGGCGGGACGGTAGACCCTCCTGTTGATCCCACTGATCCGGGCGAGTTTGATCCCGATCCGGGCACTCCGGGGGCCGTCACTCTTGCTTTCGAAAGCGGGCGTGCCTCAGGTGCTAACCCTGTCTACATGACAGTACAGACTCTCTCTATCGCGCCTAACGATGTTCTACAGATTCGTTCTGCTACTACTGAGAACGGTCTTACGTCAGCCTCGTGGGAAGATGTCGGTGTTCTTGTAACTGAGGAGAGTGAGTTCACGGCCTCTTCGGTTCCTGCTGGTCTTCGTTACTTTCAGGCTCGTGTCAAGCGCGTAGAGGACAAGAGCGGCAACACTATCTCTGCCCGGTACAGTGACCCGTCGAACATCATCAGTGATACACTACAGGCGGCGGGCGGCACTCCGACTCCCACGCCGACTCCCACGCCGACGCCCACCCCAACCCCACTGACCTTCGACCCTAACCGTGTCTTCTTGACTGAGCTAACGAACAACAATCTAACGGTTCGTTCGACTAACCCTGATGCAGACGAGGTACGTGCTTGGACTAACAGTAAGCGCGGCCTTGGCCATTCGGTCACTTTCGTTCTTGGTGGGTCTGGCACGACTAAGTTTGGCGACCCGCTTAATTACCGATTCAACTTTGCTGAAACGCAGCCGTACAACTTCGAAAGCGACCCGATTGCTGTACTTATTTTGAATAACGGTTTTAATGCCGGACCAGCTGGTCAGGGTCCTGATTTTAAGTTTGCCAACGGTGACACGATTAAGTTTGATTACGTAGCTAATGCCACGACACCCGCTAACTTTGACATCAAGGTCAGTAAAAACGGAGTAGAGGCTTTCACAATAGTTACTAACTCTGCTGTCCCGTTCTATGCGGGCGTATCCACCAACTATAACGACAAGGCCACATTCACTATCTCGGCTGAGAGCTAAGGAACTAAAGCATCATGCTAAAATCATTATTTGCTGCCCTTGCGCTCATGGCTTCTCCGGTAGCAGCGCAGATCAACCAGAACGACTTTCCAGCACCTGCTGTTGGAGAATTCGGACCTGCGACTGCTGTTGACGATGGGCTGCCCCTTAGCTCTCTCGTAGGCGGAGACGGTAACACGACCCATATCGAGGGCGAGGGGGCTCCTGATAACGTTGGTGCCTTCCGCTTTATCTGTATGGAGGGTCAGAACAACGCAGACGACCCGATTGTAGCGCCCAACAACAAGGGAGGTGCGCCGCACACTCACCAGTGGTACGGTAACAAGAGCGGTAACTTTGCGTCTACCTACACGAGCCTACGTACGAATGGTACGACGACTTGTGCGGGATACGGCAATCGGACGGCCTACTGGAAGCCTGACATGCGGAGTGGCAATAAGGTCCTTCGTGCCGAGTACGAGGTTATCTATTACAAGCGATATCCGAAGAACTCGCCCCAGTGCACCCCCGGTAGTCCACAATATGTTGGCGAGTGCATGGGCATTCCGAACCGTCTAAAGATGATCTTCGGTTACGATTTCATCACTGGCAAATCGCCCACTGGTGCGGTTCAGTTTAAATGTGTGTTCAACTCGAACAACCGAGCTAACTATGTCTCGGATATGGTCACTGCCGCCAGCTATTGTCAGCCCGGTGATGACTTCTTTGTGTTGATCCACGCTCCTGATTGTTGGGATGGCGTCAACCTCGACAGCGCCAATCACCGCGATCACGTATCTTACACGGACCCCAACAGTGGTAAATGCCCTACTACGCACCCGAAGCACATCCCCTCGTTCACCGCTCAGAGCGTGTTTAAGGTCGATGCAAACCTAAACCGCTCCGGTACGTGGACTCCGGGCCAGAACACTTGGTACATGTCATGTGACAAGATGCCCGGTATGGCGGATCTTCGTCCCGGTACGTGTATGCACCAAGATTACTTCGAAGCGTGGAACCCTCGCATCAAGAAGGCATGGACTGACCATTGCATTGACAAGTTGCTCAATTGCTCAGGTGGCGATCTAGGTAACGGATACGGCATGACTCCCAATGAGCCGGTGACTTTCATTGCTAACCCTCGCACGGTGCCTATTCCGGTTCGTCGTGGTGGTTCGTCGACTTCTCACATTCATACGGGTATGTAAAGGATAACAAGGAATGGGTTTTCTTCAAGGGCTGACGCAGACTATCTTTGGAGGAAGCTCCAGTAAGCAAAAGAGCAACTCCAGCTCTCAGTCTACTAGCGATAGTCTTAGCAACAGTAATAGCCTTTCGTACAATCAGGCATACCCGATGCTCTCGGAAGCGTACGGTGGTACACTAGGGCAGGGCACTAATGCAACCAATGCTGTTAGTGCTCTCCTTGGTCTGTCTGATGACGGAGGTGCAAGCAAGGCAGCGTTCGGTAACTATCTAGACAGCACAGACTATAACTTCACTCTTGATCAAGGCAATAAAAGTCTAGCCAACATCGGGGCTACCGGCGGGTTCCTCGGTTCAGGCAAGACTCTTAAAGCCGCGCAAGGGTTCGGGCAACAGACGGCTCAGAAGTATCTCGGTGATTACATCACTCGTCTTCTTGGTCTCAGTCAGAACGGACTTGCTGCGGGCCAGCTTATCTCTGGTGCAGGCAACCTCTCGCAGTCGGAGAGCATGAGCAAGAGCAACAGCCAGAGCACGTCTACTGGTATGAGTTCTGGTTCGTCCAGTTCTAGTCCGGGCGTGGCTGGGTTCATTGGTAAGATTCTATCGGCAGGTGCAGGAGGTTAATATATGAATATTATGGAACTTCTTGCACAGGCCACCGGTCAGGTGCCCCCTGTAGAGGCTCCGGCTGACGCCCCTGACGAGGAGATCGTTGTACAGGGGGGCCGCCCTCCGGCTATCCTTCGTGACTCTATTCGTCAGGAGGTGCCGTACGTAGAGCGTGATCCTATTCCTGCTAACTCGAAGTCCCGCAAGGAGCTGATTGAGAGGCGGGGAATGTTCGGGCTCAAGGGCGGACTCCGTGACATCGTTGGTGTTCTCGGTGATGCATTCCTTACTCAGGCGGGTCGCCCCTCGGAGTATGGTCCTCGTCGTGAGCGAGAGAAGCTAGCCTCTGATCTCTACGGATTCACTGGTAATCCTCAGGCAGCTATTGAGCGTGTTGTAGTCAACAACCCTGACATCGCTATTGATCTAGAGAAAGACCGACAGGCTGGCCTCTATCGTCAAGCAGCGGCGGACGCACAGCGAGCGGCTATCTCCCAGAAGGGCACCGCTCTGATTGGTTCTCTTGCCCGTACGATTAAGGACGGGGCAACGTGGGAAAAGGGTAAGCCTATCCTTGCTCGTATGGCTGGTCAGTACGGCGTAGACATCGGCGATCTGCCTGATGCTTACGATCCGTCTTACATCGATGCTCTAGTTACTCGTGGTCTGACCCCCGACCAAGGCGTCGACAACGAAAGGGCGGATAGCAATGCGGCCAACCAAGAGGCCTATCGGACCGGTCAGCTTACCGTTGCTCAGCAGCGAGCCGCCGAAGCCGCAAGGCATAACAGTGCTAATGAAGCAATTGCTCGTCAGAAGGCCGCTCGTGCACCTGCTGGTCGAGCTGCTCCTAATCCTACCGCTGCTTCTATTGCTGCTCCGATCTTGGCTAAGCTTGAGAGGGGTGAACAGATCACGCAAGGCCAGGCTGCCGTCCTCAACCGACTAGGCATGACTCCTGATCGTGGTCAAGGCAAGAGCAAGAAGCGCGGTATTCCTCCTCTCCCTCCGGGGTTCAACATCCGAAAGGCGAACTAAACTAAAATGGCAAACACTCCTAATGAGGTTGGCGGCTGGGTTATCGATCCCAAGAACCCCCGTCGCGCAACCTATACGGACCCCGACACTGGCGAACTGTACGAGGCTGTCAAGCCCATGACTCAGAGTGAGGACGTGGATGCCTCCTCTGGTTTCGTCGAGAAGACTCCTGAGGAGTACCAGACTGCTAGCAATCGAAACGAGTTCTCGCAAGAGGCCGAACGGTTGGGTGGTCTGCGTGCTTCTCAGGAGACTCGTGATTTCCTCGGTGGTGATGGAACTCCTATGTCTCGCATCGCTGACGGTGTGTCTGGTATCCTCACGGGCACTATGGTTGGTGCGGGCGTGGCGGCACGGGGAGTGGATGACCTATTTGACAGAACGGGACTAGCGGACCTAGCACCGAACGGCAGTAAGCTGCACCCCGGCGAGATGCTTATGGCTCTTGCTGAGGCGTTCCCTGCTGGTGGTGCTGAGGTTGGCCTCATGGGTCCTGCCGCAGCTAACACCGCTGGTAAGGTTGCTGGTGTTGCTGACGAAGCGGGTGATCTTGCTCGTCTCAATGCGGAGCGCACTCGGTACAACGCTGACACGGCTATTCGTGCTAAGGCACAAGAGTTGTTCGACAGTGGTACGGCCACTCGTGCTGACTTCGATAAGCTGACCGACGAGGGTGGCTATCCTCGGTACGGTCCTGAGTTGGATGACGCTCTTGCCCACCGTGACAAGAGTGCTAAGTTCACTGAGGTTCAGACGGGTGAGGCTAAGGCCAAGTACACCAAGCTGGCTGAGGAAGAGAACGCTCGGGCCTCTGGAGAAATCTTCAAGGCGCAAGTCAAGAACCCTGATCCGGTTAAGTCCGTTGAAGAGGGTGTGGCTCACGTCACTGATCTGACTGCTGACTGGCAGAACCCTCCGCGTATCGAGATTGCTGACGACTTCGCTAACCTAGCGGACGATGCTCTTCGTGAGGCTCTCGACCCTGAGGCTATCGGTGTCACCACTCCTGACGGTAAGGTTCTCATCAACCTTAAGAACGTCAAGAAGGAAGCGGATGCTCGGGGCGTCACTCAGAACGAGGTTCTGTCTGCTGTTACGTACCACGAGGGACTGGGCCACCACGGCCTGACGCAAGAATTCGGCGAGGCTCTTGATGATCTCCTCATGGATATGTATCAGGGGAGTAAGGGTAACTTCGGTCGTGACGTTGATAAGTGGATGGAGGAGAACCCCAACGCTTACATCGATGACGCCAACCCTGTTGCTCGTGCGGTAGAGGAAGTCCTTGCCGAGAAGTCTGAGGCGGGTGTTATCACCTCATCTCAGTACGCTCGGTTCCGTAAGGCCCTTGCTGATCGTGGTCGTGCTATGGGGCTCAACCTCAAGTACACCGATGGCGAGATCGATACCATTCTCGGTATGGCTCACAACGCTACGGTGAGCGGTGTTGGTCGTGATGTGGCTGCCAACGGGTTCCGTTACGCTCGTGCCTATCATGGCAGTCCTCACACTTTTGATGAATTTAGCACCGATAACGGAGGCACAGGTGCTGGTTTTCAGCTTATCTCTGATGGAGTATATTTAACCTCTGATGCCGAGTACGCAAAAGCATATAGGCTCGGGCCTAACGGTAAAACTTACGAAGTAGAGATACCTGACAAAGGGTGGTATGATTGGGATGAGTCCATTGAATCCCAGCCTGAATTTAAGGCTGCGCTTGATAGACTAGGCTATAAGCCTTTCTCTAAGAGACAAACCGCAGGTGACGCGTATAAAGACTTAGAGTTTGAATACGGCGCTCGGCAAACCTCTGAGATGCTCCACAAAGAGGGCATCGCAGGAAATCGATATAAAGATTTTGATGGCACAGTAAATTACGTAGCCTATAATGCTAAAGACGCAAAAATTATAAATCGGTACATGCGCCGTACTCGGGATGCTGAGAAGCCGGAGCCTCGTCGTGTTGGTGGTGTTAACATTGACAACATCACTAACGTCAAGGACGTAGACTACATTCTGGAGCAAGCCAGCAAGACCGAACTAGGCGAGAGCGTTCCCCGTGAGGTGACTGCTCGTATGGCTAGGGACCTTGGTCTTACTCCGTCCAAACTTTTGAAGCCCGGTATGGATGAGGCTGGTCTAGCCGCCAAAATCGAAGGCGGTATGCAAGTCATGGTCAACCAGCTTGGCAAGGTGCAAGGCATTCTGAACAAGATGTCCACTGCGTCTGATGCTCAAGCTGCTACGCTCCAGTTGCAGTTCGCCAAGGAGATTGCCACTCTCGACACCATTCGTGCTCGTGTTGCTGGTAACAACTCTGAGGTAGGGCGTGCCCTGAACATCCTTAACAAGATGCGCTCGGCTAACAAGACAACGGATGAGTTGTTTCGTCTCATGCGTGCAAGCGGTGGCAAGGCTGCTAACATTCTGGGCAACCCTCAGAACGTCCAGCAACTAATGCACACCATGCAGATGCACGCTCTCAATCCGTCTGCTCAGGTCAAGCTGGCGCAGGCTGCACTCAAGCCTCGTGCGGAGGACTACATCTTCCGTGGTTGGTATAACATGATGCTGTCTGCTCCTGCTACTCATGCTGCCAACATGCTTGGTACGCTAGGTAACTTCGGTGTTGATCTTCTGGAGAACACCGGGGCGGCAGTCATCGGTCAGCGTGGGCGTCTTGCCAATGCAGATCGTGTTCGTGGTCGTGAGGTCATGTACCGTGTCTATGGTGCGGTTCGTGCTCTCAAGGATGCGAAGACGTGGCGGGAGACTCTGGAGTCTTACAAGACGGGGACAACTGGTAACACGGTGACTTCCAAGGTCGCTGGCCAGAGTGTGTACACTGGCACCAATCCTCACCTCAAGGTTGGTTCGTATCTTGCTGAGGGCCCGACTCGCGCTCTTGCTGCGGAAGATGAGTGGTGGAGGAACATCCTGTCTGCGTCTAACATGCACGGATTGGCTGTTCGTAATGCTGGTAACAAGGGACTCAAGGGTCAAGCGTTCTGGGATGAGGTCGAGAACCTTGTACAGAATCCGACCAACGAGATGATTGAAGCCACGAACGACTACACCAAGACGATGCAGTTCATGGACAAGCCGTCCAAGATTGCAGCAGGGCTTAATCGACTGACGAGTACCGAGACGAAGACCTCCATTCCGGGGCGCATCGGATCGGGCGCTATGAAGTTGGTTGTTCCGTTCGTTAACACTCCTGACTCTCTCATTCGTACCACTCTTCGTCGCACCCCTCTGGGTGTACTAGAGCGGGAGAACGTCAAGGGGTGGGCCGCTGGTGGTGCAGCTAGGGATCAGACTGTTGCTCGTCTCACGATGGGCAGTCTCTTCGGTGCTTGGATTGCAATGAAGGCGGTAGATGGAGACATCACTGGTGCTGGTCCTTCTGATCCCCGTAAGAGGATCGAATGGGAGGCAGCCAACCAGCCGAACTCCATCAAGATTGGTGACACGCAATACTCGATCAATGGTCTGGAACCTGTGTCCACCAACATCAGTGCTGTTGCCACTCTTGTCGAGCGCATGAAGGCCGGAGAGATCGCTAAGGACGATATCCCTGGGTCCGTCTTGGCGGCCACTACAGGGCTCGGAAAGGTCCTAGTGGATAACTCCTACATGCGGAGCTTCACTGACCTCGTAGCGGCCTTCTCTGGCGGTCCTACGGCGGAAACAAAGGCTGCTGGTATCATCGGGAGTATCCTCTCGACGGCTAGCACTCCTGCGGTCCTTCGTACGGCCACTCAGATGCGTGATCCTGCTGCTCGTGACACTACGGGTGACGGCAGTGTAGGTGATCGTATCACTGGTCGTGTCAAGTCGGGCTGGCCGGGGTCCTCGGAAGAGTTGCCTCAGCGGTACGATGTGTTCGGTCGTGAGATCGTTCGTGACAAGGCTGGGCCTGATGCTCTGTCTCGTTCACTACAGCGGGACAAGGAGGACGACCCCACTATCGCAGAGCTACAGCGTCTCATCAACTCTGATCCTGAAAGCGTTGTTCTCGGGGCACCCGGCAAGAGTGTCAAGGTTAAAGGAGAAGAGAGGCGACTGAATGCGGAAGAGTATCAGAACTACCAGCGGCTCTCGGGCTACTGGATTACTGAGACTGTCCGTAACGAGATGAACTCACCGGAGTGGAAAGCCATGACGGACAAGGAGAAAATCATCGAGCTTAAGGACATTACCAAGGAAATGCGTAAGACTGCCCGTGAGTACCTCTTTGATCCAGAGGACGAGGAAGTCGAGGAAACCGAATAACTATGGATAATCACGCTTTGTCAAACGCTGTGACGGTTCTTGAGTACCGCGTAACTCAAATCGAAAAGGACCTACAGCGCGTCGATGCTAAGCTTGATCAGCTCCTCGAACTCAGATCAAAGGGAATGGGGGCCTTCTGGCTTGCGTCTATTCTGTTTGGTACGGGTCTCGTAGGACTGTTCACTACGCTTATGAGTTACCTGAAAGGATAACACTATATGAATAGAGCAGCCTTCTATAAGGTTGTGCGGAGTAAGTTGGGAGCTCTTAAGCAGAGTCAGGTGGAAGGCTTCGAGGCCGTACTTGATGCTGTCGAGGGGCTCCCCCTCTCGTGGCAAGCTTATGCTCTGGCTACGGCATGGCATGAGACGGCCAAGACCATGCTGCCTGTGCGTGAGGCGTACTGGGTGAACGAGGAGTGGCGTAAGAAGAACCTTCGCTATCACCCGTTCTATGGTCGTGGTTACGTACAGCTTACTTGGTACTTCAACTATCTCAAGGCCGATGAGGAGTGCACCAAGAAGGGCCTCATCAAGAGGGGAGACATCCTCTACAACCTTGACGTAGCAATGGACCCCAAGGTAGCCGCCTACATTCTCCGTGAAGGAATGGAGAAGGGTTGGTTTACCTCTAAGTCGTTTGCTAGTTACCTTCCGGCCAGCGGCACGGCTACTAAAGAGCAATACATCAACGCTCGTAAGATCATCAACGGCACCGATAAGGACGACCTGATTGAGGATTACGCTCAAGTGTTTGAAAGGGGGCTGAGGGATGCAGGGATCACCTAATATTCCTCACCTCAGGATTGTAGTTTGGTTTAGTATCATCGCCATCATCGGCTATGCTCTGTTCTCTATCTGGACGTTTATCGTCCTTAAAGACGCCAGCATGGTGGGCGATGTTATCGGTACATGGAAATCGTTTGCTGTTCTCGCCTTTGGCTTCTGGCTAGGTAGTTCGTCTGGAGGCAAGGCTCTTACCGGACAACCTCAAGAGGTAAAGGTTACTAACGATACTCAAGAACCGCTGCCTGTAAAGGAAACAACCAACAATGCTAGAAACTAAATTGCAAGTGTTCTTCGGTAAGTTCGCCATCTACATCATCGGCTTCCTTCTCATGGTAGCCATCGTGTGTGGGGGCGGCTGGTACGTCAGTGGCGTAGAACTCGAGGGACAGCGAGCCAAGACGGATGTTGTCGAGACTCAGCTCGAAGTGAGTAACGCATCTTATAACAGCATCAAGACTCAGTTCTCTGATCTTACTAATGAGCTTAGGGCGAACCAAGAGAAAGCTCTTGAGTCTCACGCCATTCTTCAAGCCAACCTCAAGGAGGTGCTAGAGGCGGACAAGGGACGAGAGAATATGGAGAAGTATCTCCTCAACAGGCAGACCGAAACGGAATGCGTAATGCCGAAGGACCTAGTGGATGCGTGGCGTAAAATGTAGTTTGATTGCTCTTGCGTTGGCGGGATGCGCTACGACTCGAACACCCGGTATCAAGGTGGAGTACGTGGATCGACCTGTCATCACAGAGACCAAGTGCGTAAAGACCAAGGACATTCCAACGAAGCCCGGTTCGCTATCGGCTTCTGGTATTCCTGAGAATGTGGAGCGTGCCCTCTCCCTTGCTATGGCAAAGGTATCTGAGTGGACGCGATACGGAAATAAGGCAGATACTATCCTTCGAGGATGCGCTGCCGAGTAGATACAAAAAGACCCCCTAGAGCGTAATGCCCTAGGGGGTTTTCTTTTATCCATCCAACGTGGGTCGTCCAATCTCAATGATCTCGCAGACACCACCAACACACGCCAGTTCCTGACTGCCTGTGGTCATGTCTTCGCTCTCATAGTTAGCGAGGTCGTCCCAGTTGATCTCTGGCTGAGGGTGCTCCTCCAACCAGTTGTAGTATTCTTCCTTCGTGATCGCCTGATAGGGGGCTTGCTTGTACGTACCACCATCGAACGGAAGGAACGAGACACCAGACAGATCATCGAAGTTCTTGTAGACCCAAGCTGCTACATCGGGCCACTCCTCTTCCTTTACGTTGATCGTAGCGGAAGGCTTGTGCTCACACCAATGATCTTGCAGGTGCTTCCACAACTCAAGAGCTTCGATAGCCGTCTGATCGTCACGAGTCACGGCTCCATCGGGAGACTTCCTTGCGAAGTAGAAGACCGTGGTGCTCGTCGGAGCCATGTTGTCGGGCTCGTGATAAACGCCAGCATCCTTGAGAAACTGCGTGAGAGGGTCTTTATTGTCAGCCCTAACAGTCCGCAGATAAAAAGGAGAGTGGCGAGTATGAAGACCACTAGCAGAATCAACACGCTGACTAACAGTGCCGCTAGGCTTGACGCAAGTAGTGGCAGTTGACTGAGGGATACCAAGACGGTCCGCCCACTCTTTGTTCGTAGCAACGACTGTCTCTCGAAGCTGATCCAGAACTCCCGACTGTTGCATGAGTTCAAGATTGTCGCAAACACCTGTGAGACTAACTCCGAGAAGACGCTCTTCATTACATGTGTCATGCCACTTCTTCCTTAGGTACTTGAAGTCTGTGAAGCTGCTCTGGATTGTTCCAAGGATTGCAGCAACTCGTGCCTTGCGTTGAAGAGACTCCAGCGTATCATCGGAGCGTACGACGATTTCTGTAAGATTGCAGAACTGGAAGGGCCTGAGAATAATTTCAGAGCACGGGTTAGTTCCAAAATCGTATGAAGCGTCTCGGCGTCCTGATCGAGCGGCAATCCGCTGGCAAGCATACCGGGAGAAGAATCCCGGTTCTCCGCTTTTACTGTCATATAAGTCCTTCCACTTATCCATGAAGAAGCCAACGTCAGGGCGTCGCCTCTCATACACGGCAGAGTTGTTAGCCAGTCGTCGTTGACCGTTACGCTCCCACCATGCACCACTCTTGGCCTTGATAAGGCGATCATCAGTGCAATCGAACAGAGAAATCATAGCGGAGCGACGAACGCCACCCACTACAACCACGTCTGCGATCTTGCACATCAGATCGTGTGCCTCTAGGGTTGAGAGGCGTCGTCCTGCTGCGTTAGAGAAAAGCCCAATGCAGAACTCAAAGAGAGAAACAAGCGGCTCGGGTCCAGAAGCTCGACCTCCAAACGTTTTGAGACGGGCTCCAGCAGGGCGTACTCCAGACACGTCCCATTCGGGTATCTGACCAGCAATGAGAAGGGAGATGATCTCTCGGAGAGATTTTGCCCAGCCTTCTTTACTATCTCGAACGACAACAACGGTATCTGTTCGTTCGAAAACTTCACTAATTCGAGGCAACTGGTCGACATACTTAGACTCCACTGAGAAGCCTACCCCCGTACCGCACATCAGAATGTACATCGCCTCATCGAACGAACGAGGACTGTCGACAGGAAGATAAGCACAATTGTAAGCAGCGACATGACAACGATCAAGGGCGGGGCCAGCCGTCATCAGGGCACGCATCGAGGGCATGACCTCTAGGTTGTAGATCGCACTCCTGATCTCATCCATCTCTGGTCCGATGTCACCTTGAACATCAAACACAATCTTGTCTTGATAGTAATTGACAAGACGATCAACAGTCTCGTCCCAATTCTCTCGTCGCTTCTCTGTGTCAAGCCACCGAGCGTATCGGCTCTTGTAAATGAATGTGGAATATGGATCGTCTAGGACGTTATACAAAATCATTCCTTCATTAGTGCTTCCCATGACACAGGAAACAGAGGTTGGATAATATCGGCACACATCTGTGCAATCTCTCGTGTCTCGGCCTGAGCGTGAGGATCAAGACGGAGACCACACATACGAGCATAGGCGGCTAGCGAGCCAGTCCAGTACCATTCGGTGTACATACTCTGAGGTAGCACCATACGGGCTTGCTCAGGGGCGATGCCGTTCTCAATCATTGCATCGTACAGAGTAAAGCACGTAGCAACAGCGTGCTCATACCAAGAGTCAGTTGGGAGTGGGCTAAGCTCTCCGTTAGTCAGGTATTCAACCTGTTCCTCGGAACTGCCTTGCTTAGCGCCCCCTGTAGGGCGACCTCGCCAGACCTTTGGGTAGTAGAACTCAGGCTCACTGTCCACGTACCGACGACTTACCTCGTTCTCCGTGAAGCCAACCTTGTGCTTGAACAACTGAGTACGTACAAACACAGGGGCCTTGAGACGAAGCGTAATCATGGGATGCCCGAACGGAGTCCAGTGCTTGTGCCGTGCCAGATAGTTAATCAGCTTGGCGTCACCATCTGTGAGCTCTGTCGAGTGCTTATCGAACGAGACCCGAGCAGCATTAACTACTGTCAGGTCCGTTCCCATGTGATCTACGTACTCAGCGTGCATGACTTAGAGACCGCCCATGTCAGGGGCCACGTATTCAGGGCCCTTCATGATCTTGCCGTCATCGTTGCGCTCAAGAACACCGTTGTGTAGCTTGCTCATGTTCGAGTCAGCAACGCGAGTGAATGCCTCTTCACCATTGAAGTTAAAGAACCAAGCGAAGTTGGACAGCGTAACCTGTACGTCGGCCCACTCCTTAATCATCTTGCGTCGGTTCTCGTTAGTCGGGTCAGAGACATAATCAGCCAGAGCAATGTTAAACTCTAGCAACTCCTCCGAGAAACAAGCAACCTGAGGAGCAAGCAGCCCCTCGTGGTACACATCAGCGTTACCGCCTGCGATGTTAAATTCTGCTACGCGATCTTCACGAGTCATTCACTAATCTCCATTACTTTAATTCCTGCTTTCTTAGCAAGAGAAATCATATTAGCTGTTCCACGCCCACCGGGAAAGGCTACCACTAAATCAGGAGTGCCTTCATCAAGCATCTTCTGATTTCTGATTGGACCTGCCGACTTGCCATACTTCTCCCAGTCTGCGGGATATTCTTCAATGTGGCTATCAGTTCTGCTTACATACTTATGAGCCAGCATGTCTGCACCACGAGCCATTCCACAGATCAAACAATCCTCAGGCCCATAGAAATAACTATTAAGCACAGATCCTAAAAGTTTCTCGTTAGAGAAATCTCTACCGCCGCAAACTAAGATACGCATCTAGTGTACATTTCCTTCTGGGGTTGGGACAGGCATCAATGGCCAGTCAACGGGCTGGGGCGAAGACATAAAGAACTTGTCACCGCTAGTCACGACAATAGAATGATGAGTTAGAATACCATTCTCGTCATGAATGAATCGAGTAGAGATAGATGCCCGATCAAGAAGGGCATAGAATGTCTCTAGAACTTTCTCGTCGGACCATTTAGCGATCTTCTTTTCGAGCTTCAAATCAAATCCTTCTAAAGGGAAAAAGAAAGGGGACCCGAAGGCCCCCTCCCTAGTGTTTACTTCTTGTCGGTGTCGTCCTTGTCGGACTTGGCACGCTTGTCGCCAGAGGCAAACTTAGCCTGCTGGTCTGCGTTCTTCTCACCGTTGGTGTCCGGATCGATGTTACGCGGGTCATTCTTGGGAATGTCCACACGCTCTACCTTACCCTTGCTCGACATCTGAGCATCGGCTACGGCCTTGTTGGTGCCGTCCGAAGTTACCGGCTCAGTCGAGAGACCGTTCTGATCCTCAATGCGCTGGCGGTCATCAAGAACATTCAGAATCTTGATGCCTCGCTCACTCGGGATAACACCCTTGATCGCGTTGGTAGCACGGGGATGATCAAACGGTACAATGTCAATGAGACGATGCTCAAGGAGAACCTGTGCGATCTTATCCGGTACGTCATGCAGAGCAACACCCGCTCGGGCAGCCAGCAGGAAGTCAACCTGATCGTCACTCAGCTCGTCGTCGAGAAACGCCTCAGCGTCCATGATGTTGAAGTTGTTGTTAGTGTAAACCAATATGTATTCCTTCTTCCTTTAGTATTTACCGGGAACAGGATAACTGGCCCCGATCTCCTCACTCTCCTGAGAGAGTAGAAGTTCTAGCCGCGCGAGGGCGTTCCATGCCGTGTGGGCAGCATGAAGAAGTCCAGAGTCAGGGTCCACATCCTCTCCCTGTCCTTCGTAGGCAAGGTGTCGTACCATCGCATCAGAGTATCGCGTGTATCCGTTATCGACGGACCGCCATCCTCCCCAAGCATACTTACTTGCTCCGAAAGCTGAGACGGAAGAGACCGCAGAAATTGCTCGCGGGAAATAACCGAGGCCGCCCCTAAAGATCGGAGCCTTTCCTCCATCATATTTAATTCCGCCCTGCTCAATCTTTTCCGGGGCATCGTTAGTAAACTCCTTAGTGGCCATGCGTCATAAACTCCTCTAGTACGTCCTTGTTCTGCTCAAACACATCAGGGAAAGCGTAGACAATATCTTCGACTGTGATGTCTTTGTCTAGCAACTCAACCAACTCGCACGGATCAAAGTAATCCTTAAGCCGTTCTACAAACTCACTCTCCATTACTCAATCTCGTAGTCTAGAATTCTAACTTGTGACGGGTCACCAATATAATCAGCATAGCTAGCGTTCCCATTTAACTCATCTTCAAGGAACTGATCCTTTTTAAGATAAGGAACCAAGAACCAGTCTCCGCTCTCAGACTGTTTAATAACAAAACTCATTGGACTTTCTTTCTAGTACCTTCTTGCCAAGCACCACAGTGCTGACACTGGAGGCGCTGGATAATGAAACTCTTAGTGCGCCGATAGCCCCGCTTCTGTAGCGGACCCTTACCACAAGTACCACAGTCTTGCTTCTCAACACCGAAGAACGGGTGAGTCTTGATGAACGGCTTGATACGAAGGTAAAGCTTCTTCAAGAGGCGAACATCCTGAATACAATACTTAGTCATTCGCTTCTTCGCTTGTTCATCACCAGCAAGAACAGACTTCCACAGATCGAACCCTTCGTGCTTAACCTTACCGCCTACCTTGAGCAGGGGCCCGATGTAAGCAAGTCGGTTCATGTTAAAGCCGAACTTCTTTACTGTCTTGAGCACATCAATGGATGTAACAGGAGGAGGAGGAGCAAGGCCAGCAAGGACAATCTCACCCGTAATCTTTGGCAGGTCATACTTGTCTCCGTTGTAGGTCACGACAGCATCAGCCTCATTGAGAAGCTCTAGTGCTGCCTTAGCCATGCCCTCTCGTCCATGCTCCCACGCTGACCAGAACATGAAGTCTTTCTCTCCGTCCCAGTGGGCACAGAAACAAAGCATACCACCATGATCAAGCAACTGAGCAGGAGAGATGTCCACCTTCCACATCTGCCAGACATAAGCCAGAGCAGGGGCCCACTCGATATCTAGAAACAATAGGCGTTTCTTAGAGTCCACCCTGATACCTCGCTAGATCGTTATACATATCAGCCCAAGGCTGAGGGCCAGTCATTCGACCTATCTTAGTGACGGGATCGATAACAAGATTAAGTTTGTGTGTATCTGCGAGTGCCTTGCGGTACTCTGTGATCTTCTCTGTAGTCATTCTCGAAACCACTCCTCTGGTATATTCTCTCCTACGCTGTACCGGAACCCGTGCTTCTCTGCCCATTCGCAGTAGGTAAGCGAATTTGGGGAGCGGGTGATGCGGTTAGTCCCTCGCTGGAAAAGAAATCTAATATCAACGTCTGGATTGCTTGCTGCAACTGCGAGCATTTTCTGTCTGTCAGCTGCGGTAAGCCTCCCTTTGGATTCGACAACAATACCGTTTGGGAGTAGAAAGTCTGGCGTGTACCTTGACTGTCTGGATGGCTTAGTGTAAAAGAGCACGGAACTAGGTTCTTCATATGCCAACTGTTGTCCACGGCTGCAAGCATTCCCATAGATGCGCTCCTCGTATCCTGATCGAAAGCCGCCCTTGGTACGGGCGCTTCGTTTACTCTTCGGCAATCTGTCCCACCTTTTCATCTACATAATAGGTTTGTCCTTGCCACGACTCATCAGTACAGTACTTATGAGCCGCCTCTAGGCTAGGGAACCACATCACCTCAGACCCAGCATATGCGCGGTAGTCGTTATCTACCTCTATAATATTATACTTAGGCATCAGTGATCAAACTCCCATCAATCTCCGGTACGTCAGGGACCTTAACGACAGACGTAAGGAAGCGAGGACCAGTCGAATAGATAAACGTACGTACTCCGGGATGACACCGGAACTTATGAGCACAGTAGCTACATCCTGTGGGCAGCTTCATGTTTCCGCTTTTGCCGTCAGCTACTGGCTCGTAACAGAGAGGGGGCGGCTCATCCTGTGCGATGACAGACTTGAGCTCAGCGATCCTCTGACCGGGCTGATGATACTTGATTACCGTGGCCGAGAGAGGAGAGATACAAATGTCTCCTGACACCTTGTCCATAGCAAGCCAAGCCGCATCCCTGCCGGGAGTAAGAACACTTGCATATCCGGCAAGCTGATGAACGTACCCAAATGGATCATCCTCTGTGATAGTACGGTTAGCGAATTTCTTGTAGCCAAACGGTGAAGCAGACTTGACATCAACAACAACACCATCAATGATAGCGTCGATGTGGCCCTTTACACCATCGACCTCAACCTCAGCTTGCTCCTTCTCAACCGAGTGGCCCGCCTCCTTGACGAGGAACAGAAGGAACGCTTCGATAAGATCACCGTACGCAAACTTGACGTACGTCTTAGCGAGCATCTCTTCCTTGCCTCCCTCTACAGGGTGGGCATCATACCAAACCTGCCGATTAGGGCGGCCGAGAGCAGAAAACCTAAGACCATTACCGCGATCCACTCGGGCACGGAGGCGGGTACGCATGATCTCTTTAACTGTTTCTCCGAAGGCTTCAATATTATCCTCATCTACGGTGTGTTCAATGCTGGGATCGAAGAGGCGATACACGTCCTCCACCAGTGTGTCAAGCTCGGCCATCTTCTGTTCCATCTTTCTGTTCGTCGTCAGTAAATTCTAAGTCAATGATCTCACTGTCGATTGACTCTCGATCCTCAGTGCACAACATCGGGATGTCGGCATGGTGACGGGTAAGGTTCATAGGGTAGTCTTCAAGCGCACGACGAGCCATCTCGAAAGCGTGATCGTCCGTTGATGCCCGCACTTGCAGAGTCAGGGTGTCGATCACAGTCCGCTTGACTACCGCAGACATCATATATGGTCTCACCTAGGCATATACTCCATTAGTATCCTGTATATATCGGTTCGCCTAAGAGGTCCGACGAAGCTGTTTATTTTATCCATGAGTCGCTCACAAGCAACCCACTGTCCCTCTATATAAGAAGGGTAATGCAAGTTCTTCATATCCAAAAGCTGGTAGGCCCCACAGGCACGACCGTTTTATCCTACCATTCACGCCACAAAGCGACAGGGATGTTCTTATGTTAGCCTCGACGTACGATAAAGATTACGAGAGCAATCGCAGCGAGTACACCAACAATAGTCCAAAGCGTCGGGTCCATATTTATTCTCCTATATATCCTGTCGGGGAACTATTGCCCCCACAAGAAAGCCAATAACTAAACCAAGTATGAAGGTCATTAGAACGGAACGTCATCGTCAAGATCATCAAGGTCCTCCGCCGGAGCCTTGGTCTTCGGCTTCTTAGCCTTGGGCTCAGCCTTAGGACTGTCGCCATCGTAACCACCGAACTCATTCGAGACAAAAGGAACAAGCTCCTCAACCCGAATAGCCGTGGTATAGATCGACTTCTTCTTGCCCTTGCCCCAGTCCACAATGCGAAGCTTGACCACCACCTTAGTACCGTTACCGATAAGCTGGTTGGGGTCCCATGCTTCGTTGTCACTGTTGTAAACGCGGATGGGGTCGTTAGGCTCACCCTCGCTGGTCTTCTCGGGCTTCTTCAAACGGAGGTAGTCACCGGGGATCGTACCCTTGGCGTCCGTCTTGAGTCGGTCGAGTAGCTTAGCCTCCTTGAGGAAGTCTACGTCGTCCGGCATGAAGTCGTACGTCCACTCCTTAGCGTCACCGTCATAGTTCAGGCGAGGCGCACCAAGCACCTTACACCAGTAGACCTGACCCGGAACGAACACCGTAACTGCATCACCTGCCATGTAATCTATATCCTTATCTCTATGTTAAGGTAAGAACTCCCTACCTTATACCTAATTATACCACGAAAGCGGTCGGTTGTCAACAACTATTTTATATCAGTCTCCCGGCTCTAGATGCGGGAGAGGATCGAACTCATAATCCCATTCCCGAAAGAGATAGTCGATAGCTGCGTTCTGCCGGGGAGTTACAACCTTATCATGATCGTAGGGATAGATAACTCCTCCTCTTGTAACACCGAACTGGTACTTGAGAACATCCCAAGCAGCTACATCGTCATCGAACTTTAGTGTGTCTCGGCCCATGTCTTTCCTACCTTTGCTTCTCCATCGAGTGGGACCAAGAGGTTAAGGTCTTGACCAGCATCTCGAATAGCTTGAACGCTTGCTCCTGAGTAAGGTTCGGCGTCTCCCACGTCACAATCGCACTGCCATTCATCGTGGATGTCTCCAACTTTGAGACAATCCCATCCACCAGACCGGACAGCGCCGTCAATGAAGATGGCTCCGCGGGCCATGACTCGGGCACCCCCACCCTGCAACTTGTAGTTGAGGGCCGCGTGAGGACTAGGACAGATGACTTGCGATCCGTCCACGAGAGATACTCGTCCGTTTCGTTGCTCATCTTTACACTCCTCTATGAGTTCCTTAATTCCTAATCGCTCAAGGAACAACTCCTTTACTTTCTTTCCCTCAGGCGAGGTATCAAACGTCTTGCCGTCACGCCCCCGCTTGGTAATCACCGGAAGCCCCAATGTACGGGCGACCTTGGCATCACCAGCACCATACAGAATAGCATAGATCAACGTCTTCGCTTGAGGACGAGTGATCCCTACTGTGTCTGCGTTGTACTGGTGAGGGTCGCCTTCGACGACTGCTCGGGTGAAGTCTGGACGGTTAAGGTAATGAGCGAGCATTCGAAGTTCGAGACCTGCTGCATCAGTACCGACAAGAACGCGCCCAGGTCGTGCGACCCAGAGATCACGAGCCTCGTAAGTGAAGTATCCCAGTTCGCCTCGGAGAACATTTCCATCTTTGCCCACCCGCACAGCTGGAATATTCGCCGTGTTAGGAGCTTGATGTCGAAGCCGGAGGGTGTCCGCAACGAAAAGCTTACCGTGAATACATCTGTCATCTTCGTTCCAATTGTCTATCCATGTGTTGATCATGTTACCACGGCCATTGACAGACATCCACCTTGCGATGAGCTCTACCTCAGGTACGGGGTTGGTTTCTAGGAACCGTTCAAGAGAAGGAGATAGCTTGCCCTTGTCAAACGGCTTGGGATTGCCAGCATCGGTGAACTCTTCTGGCTGCCACCCCAGAGCTAGGAGTTTATCAACTCTTTGTTTAGGGCTTCCAACCGAGAATTGTACTGTGTCAATAGCTCGATACCTGCCGTCCTGTCCATCCTCTTCGATGCGATATCGCTCTCTGTCCTTGAGATATATCGCAGAATAACTTCCATCCTTGCGATACATAGGGCGCGTAGCAACCTCAACCTCCGCTGCGGGGAAGACCTCCCGGATAGTGTCGGCGAGTTCTTCCTCACGACTTCTAAGCTGCTGGTAAAGTGCAATGGCTCGGGAGCCGTCGAAGAAGAAACCATTTCTGTGCTGCCTTTCTAGGATGACGGTAAACCTGTGCTGAATCCAGCAAGATTGTTCCGAGAAGTTGATACGATTAAGAGTCTGAACCAACCTCAGGTAAAGTTTGGCTGTAATGAGAACGTCTTGACGACAGTACACAAGCATCTCGTCAGAGAGCTTAGACCAATCGTGGAAGTCCCCCTTAGCAAACCCTAGCCGCTCGCCCCATGCCCCAAGAGAATGTCCTCCATCAAGACTAGGGCTGTAAAGAGTAGACAGGACCAGAGTATCCACCACGTTGGCGCTAGAGAGAGGAGCACCGCACAGCCTAGCCAGATGAGGAGCATCAAACTTAAGGCTGTTATGGCCAATATAAACCGAGCCTTTGGTCCGTAAGAAGAACGCGATGATCTCTTCATGGCTGACACAATCTCCTTTCTCACCTGTCTTGATGTTAAGCCAGCACATGCACCAGATGACGGTGGGGTACAGGCTGTCTGCTTCGATGTCGATTACATAGTAATCACGAGGATCGGCTTTCCAATCGAGATACACGGTCTTCTAAATCCTCCATCATGCCTGCCATCATCTTAAACGTCTGCGACAAGTTCTCAAGATTAGGGATTATCTTACCCTCCCTTGCGGACTGATCCATTCGAATAGCGGTCTCTTTAAGAGATGCAATCCTATTAGTAAGAACTTGATAGGCCATTACGACCGTCCCCCGTACATTTCGAACTCGTGTCCTGCATCGCTACCTCCTCGTTCGTATTGCTCAGCCATCTCTCGCGAGAGTTCCTCTAGTCGGTTGGTCATCTCATTGTAGAACAGATAACAAGCCGGACCAGTACGCCCACAGAAACGGTTCTTCTCGATAGTCACCTTAGTGACGTTACGACGCCACTCGTTGGGGTCCTTCTTGTCCCGCTCCAGACGCATGACCATGTTGGACACCTGCTCAGGACCTGCCGAACCACGCACCTGACCTTGCCTGTTAACGTGAATGACACACAGACAAGCGATGTCTAGGTTCATGGTCAGAGTCTTTAGCTTGGTACTGATCTCGTCGAGTTGCTTTCGCTCGTCTCCTGACTGATCAGAAACAATAATAGACAGGTGATCCACCATGATATAACGGCAACCAAGGGCGGCCATGTGCCGAATCTTGGAGAGAACGACATCAATATCGTTACTACCGAAGTGATCCCAGATAACGACACGATTGGTGTTAATGACTTCATTGTACGCTTCGTAGAGTTCTTCCTCTGTCTTCTCAGTATCAGGCAGATGGAAGGGCTTATTGGCGTGGATGCTCATCAAACCAATTGCTGTGTCGTACTTGGGCTCCTCAAGGTGGAGGAACCCGACCCCGTATCCCTTCTCTTTCAACTCTTCGTTCATAAGAAGGGAGTATTCAATCTCTTTACACACCGAGGTCTTACCAACACCAGTGTCAGCAGTAAGTAGCACAAACTCTGAGAGACGAATACCATAGGTCTTATCGTTTAGCCCCTCCCACGGATAGGGAACTGAGTGGGGCGTCTTGTGGTTCTTGATATCCTCCCACATATCGGTGCCAATCTTAAGGCCATCCGGCATGAACGCAGGAGCACGATACCACTCGTCTACGTACTCTTTAAGGAGACCAGACTGGAGATAGTCGTTGGCATCCTTGTGCTTGTCGAGAGCAAGGAGTCGTACCTTACCCGGCTCGAACAATAGGGCACACTCCTTCGCTGCCTTCTGTCCGGGCTCGTCGTTGTCGAAGTTGAGCACCACCTTCTCGAAAGAGTTGATGTACTCGAAGTCGTCGATGACCTCCTTCTTAGCGGATGAGGCGGACATAACACCGACGTTGGTGTACCGACTACCCGTCAACTGGAACGCAGACAGGGTGTCGTAGTACCCCTCTGTAATGGTGATGACCTTACCACCAGCAGGGAAAGCGTGACGACCAAACAGACCAGCACTCTTGATGTCTCCCTCTACGGAGAACCCCTTGTCAGGGTAGCGCACCTGATTGGCTACGTGCTCACCCTCGATAGAGAACCGAGGGAAGATAGCCTCTGCCTTCTCATCATCGAGACGGACCTTGTACTTGTTTATGGTCGTGGCGTTGATGTTGCGTGACTTAAGTGGACCTTGTGCTTCCCCCGGAAGGGGGCGGACAGGACGCTTCTCAGTTGGAACCTTCTCGGTGATCTTTGCTTCTCCTTCGTCTAGCCAGTGTCGCTTCTCACACACGAAGCAATAGGTGTGGTCATCGTAGACAGCCTTGCCATCAGATGAGCCACAGTCTTCACACGCCTCATGTCTGACAGTCAAAGCCGGTCACTTTCTGACACCTCCTGCAATCGATAAGACGTACCGCCTAGTGTGATCTGACGTTGCGTTCCCTTCCAGATGTCAACTACAGTGACAACATCCTCGTCGTCAGCCTTGTCAATTGGAGTGCCTAGAAGATAGCTGGCAAGGGTCTCAATGCTGGGGCGGCTGAACCAAAACCTGCACAGGTTGTTGTCAGGCTGGTCATAGTTGTTCTCAATAGAAAACAAACACCAAATATTATCGGCCATCCGGATACTTCTCCATCAGCTTCCTGAGCTGCTCTTTCTCTTGTGCCTCGATAAACATCTGACGCTGGCGGGCACCCTCCATTTCTTCGTTAGTCTCAGGGGACTTGTATGAAGCACTAAGGAATACTTCCTGGTCGTGAGAAGAGTATGCACAAGCTACAGCTGTGTCTTTATATTCATCAGGCACACGCTCGAACACCTTATCAAGGAAGTCATCCCACTCCGAACGAGTCATCGAGAGATCAACATAATGTTCTTCATTAAGAAAGCGTGTCTTCATCTTAGGTTCAATGTGCATGATTGTTTCTATACTCCTCAATTACTTGATCGCCCTTAGGCGTGATGAGACCGAAGATATCAATCCATCCTTCCTCGAAGCACGCCACACCTACCTCATGGTAAGTGATGTAGGACAGGACCTCGTGATCCGTGAGGTAAAGATACTCCTCAGTCGTAATCACGATGGTTGCTCAGGGTGTGCTGTCCGTAGTCGTCCTCTTGTTCGAAGTCTTCGAGTAGAACGAATCGGTCATCCTCTTCATCCCGCTTGAAATTGCCCGAGTAGGCTGCTTCAAGAGCAACGTCAAGGCAAGTCGTGCAAGGCTCGTACGTTTGAAGATCGTCATTCCAACTAATCTCTTTCTCTGATAGCTGCTTGTCACAGATGTTACAGTGCATTACTGAATTCCTAATGGACTAATGTATTATACTAAAGATGTAATAACTAACATCTGAATGGACAACCCCCAAACCCCCTTATTCAAGGGAGGCCACGTCCACAGGTCCTAACCCTGTACACCAATTATAACAGGATTCGGGGGTAATGTCAAGAAGAAAGTGAACGGAAGTAGTCAGCGTAGTCAACTACGGTCTGACCCTCAAGGCCGGGAGCCGTGTTGATCTCCAGTACGTACGCCCTATCCTTCTTGTCGTTATAGATCACATCTACTGCACCGAAGTCGAGACCCGACGCGTCGAACGCCTGATACGCCGCCTGAATGACACACGCAGGAGGGGTCACATCCTCTCGCTTATAGATGAAACCGTTCTGGTGGTTACGTACCTGCCAGTTCGGGTTGTCACACTCAAGCTTGCGTGCCTTCTTCTGCACCGAGATAAGAACCGGACCCTCATCGGTGTTACCAACGTGGATACGATACTCGTCTTTCTTCTTTAGGTAGCGAGTGTAGAGCGGCGCTTCGACCAGCTCAGCCCGAGTATATGCAATGACAATGCCAGCACCACTATGACCAGACAGTACAGTGCGACACACGATCGGAAAAGCCTCATCGGGAATGTCCTCCATCAGAGTGTAGAAGTCAGGGATACAGGTGACACCGTTGTCTCGCATCTTGGTGAGAAACTTAAGCTTGTCAGTGACATGCGCAAGACAGATGTCATCGCCGTTATGTCCCCAAAGAAAATTGATAGGAGGTTTGCTGTTACCCCAGTTGATGACAACATCATCGGCCTTAGGCTTGAAGGTGCTGCCCTCCAGCCTCAGAACCTTGCCCCCAAGGGCCTCAGCCAGCACCTTAGCCGACCTCGATCCAGTTTTATATGGAAGAATTCTATACCGCATAGATCAGAAATCCTCGTTGTAGCTGGGCTCAGGCTCGTAGTAGTCCTCCAGCTCAGTCACAGGGTTGTGGATGTAGGTAGAGGTGGTCGGAATCACCCCAGCGTTGTTTCCTGCGGACAGAAGACTGTTATAGAAGGCGGTGGCGGTAGGGACGGGAGCACTGGCGTAAGTGACACCACCAATCTCGAACTGAGACTGAATGTCAGACATCGCCGCCTCTAGAGACGCCGACTTGTTGCGACCGAACGGGTTCTTGCTCACGTCAATCGGCTTGTACCGCGACCAGTCACGACAGTAGCAGATGTCCTGAGCCAGACGAATACCCTCGTACATGGAGGCACGCACCTGCTCATCGCTGAACTCGATGCCGTTACGCACCGTGTCATAGCTCTCACCAAGGACGTTACGGAGAAAGTCAAGGGGGTCATTGCCCGAGAAGTTCTCAGTCACCAGACGGGGGTCCTCGTACTCACCCGACAGAACGTAGATACGCTCCAGAACCTTGACCCAATCGAGCACAAGGGTGGGGTCGGTGACACCACGGAGAGAACGAATCTCAAGTGAGCCGAACTTCATCATGGCATGAGCATTGAGGCCCGAGTAGTGCAGACCCTCAGTCAACTCGCTGCGTCCGTCGTTCTGAATGAACCGCTTGACCTTGGTCACGATAGCCGGTGCATCCTTGGCACGCAGACAGAACAGGTTGCCGATGCGGTGATCACCACACCACTCAGTCAGAATCTCCTCTACCATGAAATACAGACCGAAGAACGAAGCCAACCGATTGAGGTAAAACCGTTGCACGTTGAGGTGGACGTGGACCGACGTACGATTGCTCTCATCGAGGACAGTACCGTAGTCGGCGAGGCACTTGTAGATGTCCTTGACTGCGTTCTCAGCGTGCTCGAACGAGAGCGGCTTGGCAAGGACGTACTCTGCGTTGTCCTCACCACGAAGGCTGCCGTCGTGGACGTACCGCCAAGCACTGGGAATCTGAGAGGAGTGCTTCGGGAACTTATTGCCCTCGCACTCGATCTCGATACCGATGTCACCCGCCGTCGTATTCAGCCCGAGGGTGTGAGCAAGGTGCGTGCCTTGCACATCGAACGAGGGGTTGGGAACAAACGCTGCGTGAAGCGGACTAGCCATGTTGTCAATCCTTAGTGGTGATAACGTTAAAGATGTTGAGCTCTGCAATAGCCTCTCGGCAATGCTTGAAACCGCGGCCAATGACGACCTTAGACAGGTCCCCCTCCGGCAGATACCCAACGATATCGCTCTTGTACGCAAGAAACAGCATATCAAGAGGGCCCCTAAACAGAGCGAAATACCGATGGAAAGCAGCACCCTCGTTGCCAATACGCGGATCGGCGAGAGCGGAGAGGCACTCGGTGACACTAGGGTAATCTCCGACGATAGCACGACCGAACGTCGGCGAGGTGAACGACACACGACCAGCGAGACCACGACGCATTATATCTGGGATCGTACTGATAGGCAGACTGTTGACCATCTGCTGGGTCAGACCCTGAAAGGTCGACCGCGTGGGCTGACGCTCAGCGTAGTACACCTTGCCGTTGTCGTTGATCATGCCGAGAGGGAACGGACGAAACTTATTGAAGTGCGGGCTGTTCATCATCTTACGAATGACACCGATGTCCGGCTTCTTGTCGATGATCTTGTCCAGTTTCTGAGCACGGGACATGCTAGGCTCGTCGTGCCACTGAGCAGCAGCAGCAACGTCGTGGTCTCGCTGGTACGCTGGACCAACATCCTTGCCCTTGGCATACAGGATATCGTCAAGGTACACACGGAAGATACCATCGGTGTGATTACCGATGCACAGCACGTAATAGGGGCGACCCTCGTAAAGAACGACCGTGCCTTCGAGGCGCATCTTGGCCTCCTTGAGGGTCTCGTAGAAGTTAGGATACTTCATGATGTCGTCTTATCCTCTATCAGATAGTGAGAATGGGCATGTGGAAGTTAGCAGCGAGGCTGGGGTGCATCTTCGACTCGTTGATGGACTGAATAACGAGCTCATTGAAGGCAGCACCAGCCACCTCAGGCAAGAACCCGGTACGCATGGCGAAGATAGCCTTCTGCATACGGTTCCAGACAGCACGACGACCAGCCGCACTCTTGAGCCAGAAGTTCGAGAGCACACGGTACTCAGCACCGTACGGCTTGAACCGCATGGCACCAGCCTTACCGTACAGCTTACGACGAACCGGATCAGGATCGACATCGAGCGACCACGCACCGAGGTAATAGTCGAGCTGCTTCACGAGGTCACGGCAGTTACGCACGTAGTCCTTGTCGCTGATGTCTCCGTCTTCAGTCCAGCCGATATGGACATGGCCCGAGGCGGTCCTCAGACGGGGCGTAGCGTCCGTGTTCGGCGGAGGGTTAACACTACCCGTCCAAGCGTTGAAGTCAGGCGTACAGCCCAGAATCTTAGCGATGTCGGGGGTCTCCTCCCACACCTTCTCCGAGAAGGTAGCAGTCGGGACACAACGAAGGGCATAACCCTGAGGCAACATGCGCGTGAGGGTCTTCATCACCTTCATGATGTTGCCGTTGAAGTCCTCGAACGAGGTGACGGGATCGATGTTGAACTCCGCCGCCATGCCATCGACCTGAATGGCACCACCCGGAACCTTGTAAGGCTCTTCCTTGGTGCCGGGGATCAGACCCTCAGCAGAGACGAACTCACCATCGAGATCGACAACGAACAGCTCGGGATCAGCACCGAACTTGAAGCCGGGAAAAGCATCGGCAGTATAAGGGGTAGGCATGTTATTGATATCCTTACGTTAATCTGTCAAGCAAAGAATGAAAGGAAAAAGCCCGCAATAATGAACGGAAGGGCCACAAACCAAGAGAAGACGGCGACCCAGAACAGAACCTTTTTGTAGTCCATACTAGGCGGCCTTAGCCTTCTGCAACATCTGCATCTCGTACGCTGGCAGATAGATGCGATTGTGATCCGACCCGGTACACTTGGGACACAGGACACGACCCTCCGAGGGGAAGATCGTGAGACCCGGCTTAGCGGTATCGATGTCGGAGTAGCACCATGAACAACCGTACTTCGTTAGAAAGTCAAGCTGATCTTTGGTCATAGTGCCAGCAGCAGGATCGTTGGCGTCCCACTCAACAGCCACTCGCTCGGGAATGAACTCGTCACCGTCTTTACCACGGGCGTTGACTGTACCAGTCGTCAATGCTGTCGTCGTGGAATGGGTCGCTGTGCCGCCCGTCCGGTTGCTGCTGTGAGTAGTTCCCGAAGTACCGTGGCTGCCCGCCGGAAAATTTGACTGCCCCACCGGAGTTACCGGGGCAGGCTCCCTTCCCTTAAGCTCCTTGACACGCGGCTTGGGACGCTCGGTGCCACCAGCCTTGAGCTCATCGAGACCCAGCTTGTAGTGCCAGTCCGGAAGGGTCTGGAAATACGAGTGACCCTTCTCGTTCTTGAACAGGGGCGAGGACGATGACTGGAGAGCCGCCGTAATCATCCAGAACTCAGACGCCCAGTACACCTTGTTGAGCTTGTCCGAGTAGCCGAACCAGAACGGACGCTGATCGTTACGAAGGAAGTTGAGAGTGCCTTCGTTCTTGTCGATCCAGACGAGAGCCCACGCACCTTGCAACAGCTTGACAGTCTCATCGATGCCCAGTCGAGCGATAGCGATGAAGATAGCCTCGCTGTCCGTGCCAGTCTTCTCGCCGATAGCATCTTGCAAGTCGTTGTACGACGAGACAGTCAGCGTACCGTTGTGAGCACCCGAGATGTGATCGCAAGTGAACGGGTGAGCGTTCGCATTGTTGACGACACCACGAGTGGCAGCACGATTGTGTCCGAGAAACACCGAACTCGTGTAATACGAGAGAGCTTCTGTAAATCGCTTCATCTCGAACAGGTCGAGAGGATGACTAGCGATCTTCGCAGTACGGAAGGTCTTGTCGGTATCCTTGAACGACACCATTCCAGTCGAGTCGGGACCCCGGAAATAGTCGTACATCAGAAGCCGCTTGAATACGGCCTCGTCCTTGTGTTCCAGCTTGCCTGCGATGCCAACGTGCCCACACAAATTACTTCTCCTCGAATGAATGTTAGTTGATGACGACAGTGTTAGTGCCAGCCAGCTTGTTAGCCCATTCCTTGTCACGCTGAGCCATGATGTCAGGCTTCATGCGACGAACAGACGTACCACCCTTGGCGGGCTTGGTGAGAACGAGGTCTACGTTCTCGTTGATAAACTGATTGAGATAGTCGAGGCACCAGCGTCGAAACTCAGGGTAGTTGCGGTACTCGGGATGGCCTTGCACACCAAAGCAACACGTCTCACGGTAGAAGAACGCCTCCACATCGGTAGCGGGACCCTCAGTCTTCGTCGTCGGGTTGAACCACCGAGTCTTCGACTTGGAAGCGATCGCAATCGTGTCCATGCCGCCAGTGGGGTTACGAATACACGCCTGATGGTGGACCGACGAGACCTTCTTAATCTGCTTACGGGCCTTGATGTCCCACAGGACGTGATCGCCGTTGTGGTTGTCGAGGTCCTGAATAAGCTTGCCACCGTTCATGACGTGAAGGAACTGAGCACCACGGCACACACCGAACATCGGAATGCCGTTCTTGTAGCACTCGTCGTACAGTTCGAGGTCAGCCTCATCACGACCGATGCTGTAGACCGTGCGGGAGTGGACATCCTCGCCGTACAAAGCGGGGTTGACATCAGCACCACCAGTGAAGATCACCAGATCGGCTTCGGCAGGGCTAGACGCACGATTGCACTCCGCTGCCACGAACATCTCAGCGAACGCACGCTGATCGTAGGTGTCACCAGCGATGTACACATCGAGGTAAAGCTGAGGGTTCGGAACACCACTCGTCGTGATGATCTGCGTCTGTGCTGTTGGGTTAGTCACGGTAATTCCATCCGTTCCATGCGTAAGGAGCTTGGTCGGCTCCGAGGTGTCGGTCCCAGTCAATCTCATCAGTGCCATTGTTGTCGTTGTCTCCGTCTTTCGGGCTCTGGGCCTGATTCGTCGGCTCTTGCTCCGTGCCATTCTCGTGTGCTTCCATCCGTTCGATGATCTCGGCCATGTCTCTTGCCGACCACTCCTTGCCCGCCCAATAATGAGTGGCAAGGGCGTCGAACATGTCGGACTGAGTGGGATAGCCGCTCTTAGGCCGGTACGGCAAACGGATCACCGGCGCTGAGCGAGGCGTTCCCCTTCTTGCCTTTCGCTTTCTGTTCCTGTTTCGTCCGGGCATCTCGTACCTCCTTGGTTTCCGGTGCGGCTCCGGGCAGACGACGCCCAGCAAGAGTCACAGGCGCACCAGCCTCGCGAACCTGAGCTTCCGTGAGGAACTTGGGCTTACCAAGCGCGTCCCACAGAGTACGCTGGACCTTGCCCATGTTCTTCGGAGTCATGTCACCCTTGTACGGGTCATCCAGAGCGGTCCACGCATCGGGAGCCTTGAACGGGTCAGTGACGCGCCCATAGCCGATGTTACGGAACAGACCGAAAACGTAGTTCCGATGAGGATGGCCACCCTTACGATCTACGTCAGGTCCGTTGTAGACGCTGTTGTCGGTCGTACGAATGAACTCGAAGCCCTCACGCTTGAGGATCGAGAGCCACTTCTTGCCGACCCCACCGCTGATCTGCGACTCGGTGAGAACCGCAAGGAAGACGTGGTTGGGCATGTCACTGTCGGAGAACGTACCGATACGCAGACGAGTCTTGAAGATGTCCTCGTACGTCGGACCAGCGAACTTGGGTCCACCATCCGAACCGATCATCGGACAGCCGCCATCACCGGACAGAAGCTCGATGGACGCCTTGTCAGACGGGTCGTACTTGAAATTCTGGATGATGCACACAGCGCAACACCCCCAGTAGCCGCCCGGAATGGACGAGCCGAAACGTAGGAACTCCATCAGCGATCACTCCCAAAAAGAACAGTTGCCTCACCCTGAGGCGGGACGTAGGTGCCCTTGACGCACTCGTAGATGTTCACCTCAGCCGGATCAAAGCCGTCCGCGTTGAGATCAGTCAGAAGGCCCGTAATAGTCGAGTTCTCGCCTATGAAGTCTTCGTACTCAGAGATAGCGATGTACACCTTTTTCATGTTATACCTCCGTGTTAGTGGTGACAATCTTGATAAAGCGAAACTCTGCCTGCGAGTGCGGAGCCAGATTAAGCCAGCTGTCATAGATAGTCATCCGCGTCTGTGGCGTGAACCCACGCTTCCGAAGCTCAGTTGAGAGAGTCTTGGCCTTAGCCCGAAGAGCACGATACTCGTCGGCGAGTTCCTTGTCGGTGGGCTCGACCGGGGGAATGAGTTCGAAATACCCAGCCGAATAGGACAGGCTCAACCCCTCAAGGTAAACCTCGTCACAAACAGCATGAGTGCCTCTTACTACGTACTCCTGTCCGTTAACTGCCTCATCACGAGTCACACCGGTACGACGGACTCGATCACCAACCTTAAAATCGCTCATGTTATTATCCTCTAGTTACCACGGATCACGCTCAGCACGGCAGTCGTCGCACTCGCACGGTCCGTCCTCATCGTTATCCTCTTCTGTCATTGTACCAAGAGGCTTGGGCTCACCGATAGCGAGATAGAAGACGTGGCAGATGTTGCCCGAGTTGCTGTTGTTGTGCGAGAACACCTTCTTGAAGCCGAGTTCGAGAAGGACGGGCTCCCACTTGATGAGCTGGCAACAATAGTCGTACGGGCTCTGGGCCAGCACAACCTCCAGCATGTTGAGGGGGCGGTACTGTTCCATGTACGCGATGTACCGCTTGAGCCGGTCTACACCAGTCTCTTTCGGTGCTGCCTCGTGAAAGAAGCGCATGTTGGAGGTGACGTTACGGCCACATGCATCGTTGTCGTTGAACGGAATAGCCTCCAGTGCGCCGTGCTCTTGCATAGGGTCAGTGTACATGTTGTAGACCGACTTGATACCACAGCACTTGCCACCGTGGTTGACGAGGCTCATACCACCCAGGAAAGCACTATAGGAAGGGAAAGCGACCGTCATGTTAGCCTCCAAGGTGAGAGTTGACACCCGACCGCTGGTTCTTGTATTCGAGCCAGTCTCCCGACTCAACTACAGGTCGGTCTGATACGTCGTTGTTATAGACGTAGATGAAACCATCCTCGAACTTCTGGCGAATGTAGAGGGAGTCCTCCGGCCACTTGGGATCGTAGCCTTCGTATTGATCCAGACGGGCCAGACCAGCGTCACTCACCTCGATGACCTCGCAATTGATGAACGAGGCGGAGTCGAGGTCGAGTTTCAGGCCGGGAAACCAGCCGAGGTCGTAGATGACACCCGGAACCGGAACGACGGGGCTGTCGCCGGGGCGGAGAGTGCCGTAGACGAATACCTTGTGTGTCAAAGTGGTGCTCCCTTGTGAAATACTCCCTCGATGAGGTTGTCGTCCTCGTACCGAAGTTCGAGCACACCGAGTCGTCCAGAAGAGCCTGGGATATTGTCCGCTGTCTCTCGTGAATCGTGGTTCTGAATAGTCCTCGTAGCGTCTAAGTATATGTTGCGCCACTTCGAGCGACGCACAGGACGAGGAACAATGTCGCTGTTGCGGTCCTGAAAATGAGCACCATCGAGAGCGCGATGGTAGATGATCTCTTCTGATCCCGTCTTATAACGCTGGACCGCGAAAAGAGCCGTCACCTCGTTACCATTATTAAGAGTACCGAGATACCGGGCTGTCTGCTTGGTGCCCCGAACTTCGTAGCTGCCATCATGCTTGAACATGTCTGTCACCGAGCGTAGGTGTTGATGTGAGGCGACCACGAGCCGTCCCCGTTCTTTACCATCAACTGAGGGCGCATGAATGGGGCAGGAGTGATGGTACGATTGCGAATGAGACGACGACGCTCACGACGAGCGATGTCCTTTTCGGCACGACGCCAGATGTTCTCGTTCATTACTTGCGACCTTTCTTAATAATATTGAAATCAGCCTTGTCTAAAGCACGAAGAATAGCCCTAACCTCCTCTGAGATCGCATCATCATCAAAGTCGGAAAGCCCCGCGTGCTTCTTGATAGCCTTATGAATGGTTTCAGAAGCTGTCATAAGTCCTCATATTCGAGACGGATGGGAAGATACCACTCTGGCTTGTCGCGGTGAGTCCACCGGGGTGGTCTACTGTCTTTGTCAAGCCATTTCTGCATCATGCAAAGGCGATATGAGTGGAAAACATCGCCAACGATCCACCCAGATGAGTTGAAATCGAACACAGTTTCGCTTGACAACTCCGGAAAAGGGTCGCCAAACACTTCAAGATGGTTGTATGCGAGGTCGATGATGTCCTCAGACTTGTGGCGGCGCTCGTACCGATGTGTGTACTCGGCACAAAGAGCCTTGCCGTGGTCGTACAGCCACAGGAAGTTGTGAAGATTCTTGCGAGACCACACAGAGCAGGGGTGGTGCTGATGTGTGTTGCGGTACAGGTGCTCGTCAGGAGTAGGCACAGTGAGACGAATAGCAGAGGAAAGCATCTGAGCGGACTCAAGTGCCATCTTGACAATTCGTTTATCATCCAAAGCAACCGCACTGAGAACAGGATTCGGGTCGGTTGCAAAGATGTTCATAGTGAAACCCCTAGTTGGCGTGACGAGCGAGGGTGGTGAAGAATGCGACGAAGAGGAAGATTGCCACCGATGCAGCAACAATCGCTTGTCGTGTGTCCATGCTCAGCGACGGGTCCACGAAGAAACCAAGAAGGCACGCGATGAAGAAGATCACCATAGCGAAGATGAACAGGATGGTGAAGGTGCCAAGCCATTCACCCCTGCGAAAGAGGTCGTTATCCATGTATGCCTCCGTTAGAACGTGATGGTGATGCTGTCACCCTCGTAGACAGGCTGGCGGTCTCTGTCTTGCTGCATCAGACCCTCTAGCGAGATAGTATCGGATTTGGTGACGAAACCAGCAGTGCCGAAGTAGGCGTAGCCATCCCGATCACGGATGAAGATGCCGCGTCTAGACTTAGCGAGCAAAGCGACAGGCTTACGTGCAGGGGCGCTGTTAACGGTGATGTTCATCAGCAAATCCTTCCGTTGATGTGAGAAAGAGTGGAGTCATCCCCAGAGATTTTCCACTCGATAGGCCCACCCCGCTTGGCGTGGTAGTTTATGAGCATGTCACAATCCACCATGATGCCAGCGTCGGTGTCGAACACCTGAGCGTGAGCCTTGAAGCTCAGGACCGGGGTAGCTCCCCCGTTTGTGCTAACTTGTGTAGCCATTCCGTGCGTTCCCGTGGATCGAGGGCGTGAAACTCCTTGCGGAGCGAGCGAATACGAGAGGTTGGCATAAGGATGATCCTTAGCTAAAGATGTACCAGATGACGAGGAAAAGGATGATCCAAGGCACAAACTCAAAAGGGTCTGGCCAAGGATCACCCGTTGCAACGTCGTTTGTCACCGCTTGATGCCGACGATCTGGCAAAACTGGCGCACGAAACGTTGCTGTTCCGATTTGTGGAACGACTTGTACGCCTTGCCCGAAGGAGCCGAAACCGACTGGCGATTGTTGCCGCGACCGATGGTGATACGCATAGGGGTTCTCCGTCTAGCGAGATTGCTAGAGAGGATAGTGAGACACAACGGGTGATCCGCTTAGGCACGGATGCCTCACTACCCACCATATCAATCTCAAAAGGAAACATGGCGGGCACACAACTAAGCCTCATTAAGTCCATCGGGCTGGACACCATGTAGAGTTACACCTTAACCGCCGTAAGCCATGTCATCGCATGATGCGTCGAACCAGCCTGCCTCCCATGCGCTACCTTTATCGGTCATGCGCTCGTAAGGGCACTGTTGATACAGAACACCCGATTCGTAGGCAGCATAGCCCTCGCGCCATTGTGGATTGTTACGCATAGTGAGTCTCGCTTTAAGGAGAGGGAAAAGAGAGGCAGTTTAGACACTTGCCTAGGTGTGAGAGTCAGCCAGCCGCCGACTGTTCCTCCAGCTTGGCGTTGCTGTTGGCAGCCTTGGGGCGAGCGACCTTGAAGTTGGCAAGAGCCGCCGAGATCGCCTTGATGTAGTCCACGTCCTCCGGCTTCACCTTGCCCTCCTCGGCATCCTTGCCCAGACGCTTGCCC